GACAGCCCGAGTACATTGATAATTCTTTTCATAATTTTACTCTTTTAATTATTATATTGAATTTGATTTGATATTGTCAGATTTTCCATTAGGTCACGTCGTGGCAGAAAGGAGCTGATGATTTTCCGGTGGAAGTCTCAGCCTTTTTTATGTCATGGCTGACGACGGCATCCGGATTTATCGTATCAAGAACAGGAGATATAAAAAAAGCGTGGAAACTATATATACTAAAACGAACCTAATTTAACTTGATGAAATCTGATAGAAACATCTGCAAATAACTGATAATAAGTGATATTTTAATAAATATCAAAAGATAAATAAACTTAAAGGAATTGAAGTTCTTTAGGGATATATGGGAATATTTACGGGAAAAGCATTACCTTTGCAGTCGTAACATAAAAACGAGGCGAATATGAAAATCAGTATCACTACAAAGGAATGCAAATCCAAGAGCGAGAGTGCGCTCCGTAAAGGCAACCTCTGCTTTCGACTTCGGGATAAGGGCGTTGACGTCAAAGTACGTTCCGATATTGAAGTGCTGCTTGATTTTTGGGACAACGACAATTTATCTTATAAAAGGACGAAGCAGGTACCATTAGATGAGCAGAAGCGGACGAAGGAGTTGGTACGTTCAATTACAACCACGCTATCAGAAGAATACGATGCAACCACGGCAGATGTCACTTGGATGAGGAATGTGATAGATAAATGTGCAGATCCGGTCGCTGAGTCTAAGGAATCACTCTCGACTGTCATATCAAGAATGGAACAGTATGTTGCCGAGCATCCCATGAGTCCGAAGTCTGCACTTGTCTATAAGCCGACCATCAAGAAGCTCCAACGATATGAAGCCTACAAGAGGGAAATGGAGGGCAAGGATGGCTTCACGCTCTATTGCGAGACAATCCGTCCAGAGGATTATCTTGATTTCCGTGAATATGTCATAAACGAACATCTCCTTTATAAGGATTATCCGGAGTTCTACGAGCAGTTCAGCATTGGTGTGCATCCGCCCAGACAGCTTTCAAGCACACAGTTAATAGGCATCATGCACCACCTCCGCATAGTCGGTCATTGGTGCATCAAGATGGGCTTTACCACCAACCGCTCATGCGATGCGTTCACCATCCCCTCTCCCGTGCAAGGCTCTCCATTCTATCTGACCATAGAGGAGCGTGACAAGGTGTTTCATGCCGACCTCAGCCATAAGCCTGAATTGGAAATCTACCGTGACCTGTTCATATTCCAATCAATGGTAGGGTGCAGAGTCGGTGACATGTTCTCTTTCACAAGAGACAATATTGTCGGAGACATGTTGCAGTATCTGCCGCACAAGACCATGCGTAAGCGTCCGCAGACGGTAAATGTCCCTCTGACTTCAAAGGCTATAGAGATACTAAAACGCTACGAAGGCAGACAGAAAACGCTTCTGCCGACAAAGCAAATATACCAGTATAATAAAGGCATCCGCGCGGTGCTTCGGGAATGCGGTATCAACAGGACTGTGACCATTCTTGACACAGTAACGGGGCAAGAGGTGCAGAAACCGATATGCGATGTCGCATCAAGCCACATGGCAAGGCGTAACTTCATCGGCAACCTTTACAAGAAAGTGAAAGACCCCGAACTTGTAAGCTCCATGACTGGACACGTCAACGGCAGCAGGGCTTTCGCAAGATACAGGGAGATTGATGAGGAGACAAAAGTGAACCTTGTCAACCTCATCAACTGAAAGCAAAGAACGCGATTTACCAACCCCACAAAACATAGCGCATTATGAAAGTAACGGCATTTATCCGGGAGACCTCGGCAAAGAACAATATAACCGACCAAGCACACGTCTATTTCCGTGTGCGTGACGGCAAGACTGACATCAAGGCTGTCAGCGAGCTTTCCATCAATCCCAACCACTGGAGTGCGGAGAGGCAAGGCTACAAGACACGTGTGGCTCTTGTTGCAGAATCCAAACGAACGGCTTTCGATAAAGCTGTACAGGATTTGACAGCTCTTATATCCTCTCAATATTATCATGGAGCGGACAGCAGATGGTTGAAAGGTGTGATAGAGGAATTCCATCACCCCAACATAAACATACGACAAGGCAGGAAGGGCGATGAATACAGCCTGACATATCAGTGCCAGCAGTATGCAGAGAACCATCCTATGGAGAATGAGACCGCAAGACACCATAAACAAAACCTGCGCAAGATACAGCACTTCGAGCGTTTCCAAAGGGATATCATGCGCAGGCGGGGATATACCATGCGTATCGACACCATGACGGCTGATGACCTGCAAGAGTTCCACAAGTATCTGGTCAACGAGGCGGAATATTATGAACACTACCCACAAATTTATGATGACATTGAGGAACGCTACAAGCCCAGACAGCTTACAGAAAACTCCATCAATAAGATATTAAGGTCACTGCGCACGGTAGTCAACTGGTGCCTGAAGCACAACATCACCACCAACGACCCATTCGCCACATTCGAGATGCCGAAAGTATTGGATAGTCCTCCTTTCTACCTGACACTTGAAGAGCGTGACAAGGTTTATTATGCAGACCTCACTGACGAGACACCCTCGACACAGGTATATCGTGACATCTTCATGTTCCACTGCCTTATCGGCTGCCGTGTGGGCGACCTTGAGAAGATGACACGTGCCAATATCGTGGACGGAGGGGTGGAATATATAGCGGAGAAGACCAAGAACCATAAGCCACGTACCATCAGAGTACCGCTCAATGACAAAGCAAAGGTAATCCTTGAAAAGTATGCAGACCTCGAAACACGCATATTACCGAAGATAAACCAGGAAATCTACAACCGGCAGATAAAGAAGATTCTGAGACTGCTCGGCATCAACCGCATGGTGACGGTAATCGACAACATGACACGTGAGCCTGTGCAGAAGCCTATCTGCGACATCGCCACGAGTCATACCGCCCGAAAGACCTTCATCGGCAACCTTTACAAGAAGGTGAAAGACCCGAACCTTGTCGCATCGCTTTCGGGGCATACCGACGGCAGCCGTGCCTTTGCGCGGTACAGGGAGATTGACAACGAGATGAAACGCGAGCTTGTAAGGCTCATTGACTAAAGAAAGGCATCGAGACATGAATATAAAAGAGCTTGGCGAGGATCTTGAACACCAGTTCGGAAAGCCCCGCAATGTAACGGAAGAGAACGTAAGGTTTCTGCTGTCGCTCATTAAGGAAGAATTTGACGGCAAGAAAGTGAACGAGGATGTGGAGAAGCCGAGCCTCGATGCTTTTGGTATGACCGTACTTGCCGTCATGTCATATCAGACTACCCCGTGGGAAGAACTTGCAAAGAAGCCTGCCATCCGCAGGACATTTAAATACATAGCCATTAGGGGCAAAAATCACTATGATGAGATAGAGGCATTGACCAAGGAACTGATGCGCAAGCATTGGGATGGGATTTCACAAAAGATGATATTGGGCTTCTTGAAGATTATCCGTGGACTGTCAAATGAGGAGCATCCGAGCAGGCTGATTGAATACACACCTTTTCCGGCACACTATTATGCCATAAGCCATGGGCTTCACCAGATTATCCAAGGCGAGCATCCCGATGACGCGGCAATAATCCTCCATTGCGCAATAGATGAGGGCATCTTGTTCCCGACAGTTTCACGCAGTCTGTTAGTCTGTGAGTTCAACTTGAAAAAGAGCAGCTTTGACAAGTATTTCAGCAAATACCATATCAATCTGGAATATGAGCCGGATGCCATCAAGAAGCAGTCCGAAGAGAAGATAAAGTATCACCGTAAGGCTTTGCGGAATGCCATCGGCTACACAGTAGATGCCGATGGAAATATCACATTCAACAACCGCAAATTGGGACGAAAGAATTTTCTTTCCCTTATTATCGCATACTGTCGCAGTATCTTCCGCCTCTGACAATTTACAGAAATATGAAATCTTTCCATTATCCTTAGTTGGGTGCGATAGCGCATTCGGCTAAGGATTTTTGATGAAATCACGTTAAATCCATTAACAAAGAGTAGTCAAAAGTAGTCGCTTCCTACCGCCTCTTCAAATTCCATTCAGAGCCGTCAAAAGCCATATAACTTTGCACTGTCATTCCGGATAACCAGCGGATTGGCGGTGCTTCTTTTTTATGACGCTGCAAAAGAGAGCATCCTGGTTTGCAAGTGGGACAGCGTATGTATAACGCATATCAAAAAGGACAAATATGGTTGACATCATGTCATTGACAAAGATGGGAGGACAGGTCGCATTGACCGTCACTCCCGAAGACCTTCACCATTTTGCGGAGATGTTATTGACAAAATCACGCAAGGAATGGGAAGAGAATATTGCTGCATCATCTTGTAAGGAAGAACCGGAAGAGACATTTCTCACCACAGATGAAGTCTGCAAGATTTTCAACGTCTGTCCTGCCACCCTATGGCAATGGCACCGCACAGGCTACCTGCAGCATATCAAGTTCGGCAACAAGAACATGTACCCGGCATCAGCCGTCAAGGCTATTACCCATGCACGTTCCATGGATGAGACGGTATCAGGCTACTGCAAGAAGACAAGCAAGGTGGACAAGGAAATGTCTGGGACAAAGAACAGGAAGGAGGACAAATGACTTATATCGAATACATGAACCAGATGTGGCGTTCCTCCCTATTGTCACCAATGCCTGCGAGCGAGATAGCGCTGTTTGCCTATCTGATAAACGAATGCAACAGGCGTTTCTGGAAAATGCCCATTACATGTTCCACGACAAGAATATGTGATGAACTGCGCATTTCAAGGCAGACGGTCATCACGGCACGGAAACATCTTGCAGACAGGCAACTTATCTCCTTCACTGATGGAAAATCGCGTCATCTACCGTCCAAATACACAATGCTTGAATGGACGGATAACTTGACAGAGGAATTGACAGATGGCTTGACACATATAAAAGATAAAGACAAAGATTCTTTTATAAAGGAATCTGGTGAAAAATTTGACTGTAAAAACGAAAGAGATTATGGATACGGCAAAAGAAAAGAGAATCGTAGACTATATCCGGCTCCTGCAGAGGGAACGGACTACGACGGTGCGTTTTAGACTCCCGATGAAAGAAGAACAGGCTTATGAGTTTTTGTTGGCTGCGACAATAGCGGAGGTGCATTCCCGACATCGTGAGTTTGTCTATAACAGTTCCGTTGACGAGCAGTTACGGCAGATTGCCAAATGCCTTACGGCAGACTCACCGAAATTTGGTATTGTTCTTTGCGGTGGTTGCGGCAATGGAAAGACAACCATGCTCAAGGCTTTGCAGAACCTCATCAATCATCTGAAAATCCGCAACCCGAACCGTTCATCAGGTGCAGGAACGGGATTGGGCGACTGTTACGGTTTGCCAATAGTTGACGCTTTGCAGATTGTGCAGCTATGCAAGACCGACCATAGGAAGTTTCTTGAACTGGCACGCTACGACCTGTTGGGCATTGATGACTTGGGCACAGAGCCTGTCGAGGTGATGGACTACGGCAATGTAATGACTCCACTCATCGACCTCCTGACAAAGAGGTATGATGCGCAGCTGTTCACTGTTGTGACAACAAACCTTGGTCCCAATGACATACGCAAACGCTACGGCGACCGCATCGCTGACCGTCTCAACGAGATGATGGCAAAGATTGTCTATCGGAATCCGACTTACCGCACGGACAAGGCACAATCGGATGACAATACAGATTTGAGGTAGTATGTAGATGACGACTTTTTGCAAAAGTCCATGAACATAATAGGGACTTTTAGATTCACATGCTTACGCCGCTCACTTAAAAAGTCCTGATTATGCTCAGGCTCTGCCCGAGACCTGTCCCCACTTGTATCTAAATGTTCTCCATTTTACTAATGTACCAACTAAACAAGAATACAATATGCAAAGTAATATACCACGTGCCGCCATCCATGTCGGCAAGGACAAGAAATCATTCTCCGTCCAAGTGGGTAACGAGGCTGAACGCAGAGGATGGGATGAGAATGTCTATCGGCTGGAGAATGCAGACAAAGACAAGAACAACCATTATAACTTCTCACGCAAGAGTCTCAACTTTGAAATTATCAAGGGTGGAAGAGTCACTTTGCTTGGTGCAAATCCCATTCCCTTGCATGAGCGTATCCAGATGCGCCTTGGCGAGTTGGGATTCAAGCCATATATGGATGCCAAGTATCCGGACCATGTTTCAAGCAACAGCCCCAACTGTACCGTCGGCATGATTTTCAGCGGAGACCATGACGTGATGAACAGACTTGCTTTTGGCAATCAGAAGATAGACACCTCTGACCCGAATGCAGACCACAGCTATGTCATCCTGCAACAAGGGATCATGCAATGGGCAAAGGATACATACGACTTCGCCTGCAGGAAGTGGGGAGAGGATAACATCGTGAGTTTTGCCGTCCATTGTGATGAGACAAGCATCCATGCGCATGTCCAGACCATTCCTGTGGAGAAAGTCAAGAGACGTGGGCGAATCGGAAGCCAGTATATCAACAAGGACAATCCAAACTTAGTGTTAAGTACAAAGGAATGGAAGGTGTTGTCGAAAGAAGAGCGTGAAAATTACAATAAGCAAACAGCATCAAAGGCTTTTGTAGAGAGGGTATCTTACGCCAAGGTCTGGGGTGAGACAAGAAAGGAAAAATCGGAATATCTCTCCCGACTTCATACGGACTACCACAAAGAGGTGGGCTGTAAGTATGGGCTTGCCCGTGGCATCCCTTACTGTGAGTTGTCCGAGGAAGAGAAGCGTGGACGAAAGCACAAGAACAAGGTAGTGCTTGAAGCCGAGCGTCAGGCAAAGGCTGCCCTTGATAAGGTAGAGAAATATGCAATGCTTGCAACCATCGACCATAAGGAACTCACATTCCCTTTGCTTAATGTCAAGACATCAGTTCAAGAGGCAATGCGAATTGTAGAACAGGAGCTTGGCATACCCGTTCCTGCTATCATCGGACAGAAGGCATGGCGAGAGGAACGTATAGCTAACATAAACGCAGTCATAAAGTCTTTGGCTGATGCCATCAATGAGGCTCGTGACAGGCAGAATGAAGGTGTCAAAGCATCGGCTAACAAAACTTACGCCTATTATATGCAGAATCTCAACCGTCTTATCAAGGATAACAAGGCTCTTGAAGCAGAGAACGCTAAGGTCAAGGAACGTATCTCACAGCTTGATGAAAACGCTGTCAAGAGAGTTACTGTTCAAAAAGATGCAGAGATTAATGCTCTCAAAGAACAATTGGCTGATGCAAAGAGCGAGCTTGCCAGTCTTGGTAATGATTACAATGCCTTGTTGTCTAAGTATAAATATCTTGTTCTTCAGTGGAATGACTTGAAGCAGCAACCTGAGATAGTTGAAGCCATAGAACGTGTGGAGAAACGCAAAAGAAAAGAAGCGGAGGAAAGAAAACGACAGGAGACAGAGGCTAAGCGTGAGGAGCAAGCCAAGCAATACAGATTTCAAGGAGTTCTCAGCCGCTTCATTGAGGAAGGTCGTGGTTTACTCGGCAAGTTCTCACAAACAGAGCGTATAAATTTCAATGAAGAGGAAGCTAAGGCCATATTTTATGGCATCATGGCTACTGCTATAAAGTATTGTCATCAACTTGCGAATCCAAATGATATTGAGCCTGCTGTCGATAAGTTCCTTGCCGGAATGGCATGGAGTGGTTGCACCGATTTCCGTAGAGAATGTGTTTCTAATTGGACAAAACTGTTTGCTACAAAGGATGTGGTTTATACAGAGGACATCATCAACAACTTTCTTTCTTTCGTTGACCACATGTCATGTAGTGCCGACACATACGTTTCGCTTAGCGGCTCAAATGGATGTGCAGACCAACTGACGAATTGGGATGGTTCGCATAAAGTGGGATTAGGAACACAAGTAAAGAAGAATAGAATATAACAACATTTTATATGCTTTTAAAGGTGATTGGACATAAAACGCGGTTTCAATCGCCTTTTAAGTGTTAAAAATGAATGGTAAAATAAAGAATTACAGCATTTCCTTCTTGATTCTCCATAAATCTTTGTAATTTTGTAGTCAAATTATGACAATTCTTACAAAGAAAAGTCTGCTAACTCATTGTCTAAATTTATGGATACAACATAGAAATAAAGTATTAACGATAAAATAACAATAGAATATGGATGCAGAATATAAAATTCTATCATTATGCAAATACACTGAGTTGGTATTCTTCACAGATGGCTCTTATACTCTTAGATATACCGATGCCCCAGAAAAATATTCTGACACCAGTTCTTTTTCTTTAATCCAGTGTTATTCTAATGGATGTATCAACAAAGTTCCTGTTGACAACCTTCTTGCTCTGAGATACGATTATAAATACTCTCATGGTATTTATCCACTGTCTAATCTGTTGGCATCAAGCATAGTTTCGGTTGAGGATAATATCAGTGTAACGTATATGCGAAACGGAACAGAACATACTGCAAGCATTGATGTGCCAACATTAAGGTCTCATAGTATGCTTGGTCTGAAAGGAGTGAAAATAATAGGAACATTTTTTGATGAAATAACAGGATGGTATGTGAATGACGATTTGATTAGTCGCCATTCTGAGAATAAGAAACCAATAAATCCAAACGAACAAACAGTATCAGGAAACATAGCAGCTGATGCGTCAAATGTTATTTCAGATTTATTAAAAGTTGAAAATAATGATGAATTAAAAGAATTGTTTAGTAGTTATCTAAAGAGCGGTAAAAACATACCTATAGGTCAAAAATATGCAAAAGAAGTTCTTGCACGCTGTCAGACAAGAGAAGAATTTTGGCATGTGATAAATACTTTATTCAAGTGCGATACACGTATATATCGCACTCCTGTTGTGGAGTATCTAAATGACAATGATATTTCTCAATTCATGCCAAGTATAGAATTTTTATCACCCATATGCGAACAACTCTTTTCTGTTACTGCTAAACCTGAAAAGAATCTTGAGTTCCTATATCACTTTAAAGATATTCTGACAGATGAGGTGAAAGATAAGTTAATAAGGAGTACTAATTCTTTATCTCAGCCAAGTCTCTATTTCAAACTTTGTGATACGCTTGAAATGAATACGACAGAACTTATTGAGTATTGCATCAAACAATCTAACGCTGCGTCATACTATTGTATATATGAGACGCTCCTCAAAGTCCATAAAAAAAGAGGCTATATTGCTGTTAGCAAACTGATAGAAACTTATATCAATAACTTGGATGACTCCACTATAGAAAAGAAAATGATAAAACGCCTGATTAATTGCGAATTTAAGAAGGAGCGGAATCATCCAGACGCAGATGCAAAAGTTGCAAAGATAAAAGCAGGTGGTTTTAATGAATATGTCCGCTTATTTACATCTTTTGAAGGAAAAAAGAAAAACCAAGCTCTTCAAAATTCTATTATATCAAACGTTGGGAAAATGATTGAGGGAAAATATGTCGCGACATACTCAAATCATTATTTCCTAATGACAAGTAATGGAATAAGAATATTGCTACCCAAAAGTATGGCGGAAAAGGTTTTACATGAAGGAGAATCAGCCAATGTCCAAATAGTATATGCCGACCAGACATACAACACCCTATACGCAACACAGAAAGAACTTGTTGATTATAAAAAAATCACAAAGATTCCCCTCTTGAATATTGGTGACATTATAGAAATTTCATTTGATATATACGGAAATCCAGTACCTCATAAATGCTACAAAAAAATAAAGGTATATCTTAAATCATATACGAGAGAGATAGAAATAGAGTATAAGGAACGATACAAAGCAAAAGTAATTCGTCAAACATCAGATAAGTATCATTATTTGCTAAAGATAATAGAGTAACTCATGACATTAGCACAACTATATAACAGTTTTTGTGATTTTATAGACGCACAGATTTTCTCAGAAGACAATATGGGAATGTCTGTGTCATTTGTTGTGGACAAAGCCCTCATCACGGAGTTCTGTAAAAAGAATAGCGTTACCGAAAGTATGCTTATGGATGCTGTTAGAGCAAACTTGTATCCTTATCGTATTGATATAAAGCATATAAAAGGAATACTTGCCATTCAGTTGTATGCAGCCTCAAAAAGAGCAAACAGTGGTGGTATTACAGTAAAGAATTACAGAGACCGACTCTCGCAAGTGTTGGATTGGGATATCAACGATTTGCAGAGATGGATGACCGACTATCAAGAACAATACTGGGAGTCATTCTATACTTGGTGTGATACGCATTACTTCTTTGTTGCTAAATGTAAAAGAAAAACTGGTGCTGGTAGATATGTTCAATATCCAATAATGCAGTCTGTTTGTGTATTTACAGAAGAAGACATGAAGTATATAGCCGGTGCATTTGTAGATTCTAACCTATATCCCGGTGAAGATGTTTCCGAAGAAGATTTTTGGCGTAGTATTAGTAAAATTGGAATAATCAGATACTTCTGCACACAACATTCAAGAGAAGTTCGTCTAAACTCGAGAACGGAAGACGACTATCTGCGACAAATATTCAATTTCTACCTCAGATGGAATGGTGAATATATAATTGAAAATTCTAAAATAAAGAAACAAAAAAGAGCAAATAAAGATGAATTCTTGTATCTGAATGGAGATTTCTCCCAACTACAGATACGCAATTCAAGATTGTCCTTGCTTAAAAGGTTTGATGTCGCTAAATTAAAATACGATGACATTACACGTATATTTAATTTTAAGCATAAAGGCTTGATATTGTTCAAAAAAGATGATATATACGATGGATATTGGCAAGAGACCCGCTACATAGAAACAGGAGAAGATGGGTTTGCCATTGTATTCAACAATCGTTGTAAGCACAGAATTACGCGAAAGGAAAACCTTTTGTTAAAAAAATATGCGAATGTTTCAATATACATAATAAAAGAATCGGCAGCTACATACGATTTTTACACACAGAAACGTTTCTATTCACTTCAAGGAGGTTTGAAAGTCGGACGGTCAACATATTTATATGGTGCTGGACCTAAACTTATTCTTACTAAAAGAAGTAGGTTCTGGGTAGATGGGGAATCCATGGAAAATTCTATTCCTAACGAGGAAAGAGAGTTGAGTGATCTGGATGTTGGCATTCATACAATCCGATTTCCTAATTTCAAGAAAATTGAATTTGAGGTTGTCACACCAAAAGCTGATTCCCCTAAATGGCAGGAGAAATATAATAAATGGACAATAGATAAAGAAAACGATAAGTGGGATTCGGAAAGACAACAAGAAGGTATTGTCGGACTCGATTTTTCTGTTATTTCACAGTCTCTTAAAGAAACCACAACAGGTTCTGTTTTGAGACGATGGAGCGAAATGCATCTATTAAGTTACAAACAGACTAATGAGAATAATATCGCAATAAAAGTTTTATCAAATATAAAATAGTGTTATGAGTAACTTTGACTTTGAAAATAATAAACCAGTTGGTTATGTTAGTATTTTACCAAATGGAAATGCTAATATAGAAATTTTGGGATATGTAAACAACAAGAATGTTTACCATAATCTTGCATCCAAGGAGAGAATAGAAATATTCCATCCCAAAGGACGTGTGTTTGCTCATAACTTCATTCAAAGGTATGAAGAACAGAACAAAAAATTGGTTTGTTTATCTGTAATACCTAATGAAAAAGAAGGCGAGAACCTTGATGCTTATATCTGGGACAAATCTGGTAGCGTATATGAGTATGGGAATCGCATTTATTCAATAAACGCAACTCTTAACGTTGATGGTGAGAATAATTTCACCATTTTTCAAGAGAACGATTTAATAGAAACAGAAGATGACAAGTATATACTTTCTGGTGATAAGGTATTCTTTATAAAAGCAAATAGCAAGGAGCGACTGATTCCATATTGGAAAGCGTCAAATATTGATATTATTGAGTCCCCATACGGCAAGAAATACCTAATAGCGTTCCAACTTCCAGAAAAAGAAGGCGTTATTGATATTACTAACAATGACCAGTTGATTCACTGGTTTATGACAAAAATATTTAAGAAATATTGGTCGAATATTGTTGTGGCAGATTCTTACGAGTCTGTTGAGCGGTATCTGATTGAAGCATTCAATGCCATGAAGAATTTGCCTTCAAATGTTTACAAAAGCAGACTGGAAAGATTGAAAAAGTTAAATGCTAACTTCTCAATGACATTAGAGGAATTGAATGATATATCTGCATTTCCTTGGGTGAAGAGCGTGATTACTCAAACAGTTGATACGTACAAGCAAAATCTTATCAACGATGTTTCTGATGAATACAAACAGGAACTCGACAAAATAAAGGAAAAGCATGATAAGATGCTCGGAATGGAAAAAGACAAATACGAGGAGGCTGTCAAGCTGCAAAAGGAACATTATGAATCTACTCTAAAATCCATTGCCGATGAAGAAGCAAAGATTTCATCTGTTCTCGATGAAAAGAAATTTGAAATAGAGATATTAGATGAGACTATCGCTTCGAAGAATGACGAAATCGCAAAGATTGATGAACTTGTTAATAAGGCGAACAATAGGAAGGAGAGTCTTATGTCTGATTTTGCCATAATCAAAGATGTCTTGGAACTTGGTTCGAAAACAGATACGAAACAAGTTCAGAATGCTATAACAGAAACATCTGCCACTCTTAATATTCAAGAAATTAATATGGTGGAGTCAGAGTGTGTGATGTGTTATGCATTTGGAAAATCGCTGGAAGATATACTGAAACTTAACAATTTGCCACATGAAAAAGCAACAACAATAGCAGAAACGCTTGCTGTATACAGAATTTTGTTACTGCCTGATGTTGCTTATGCGATGGCGATATTTCACGCAACTCAAAAGTGTTATTATGCTGTAGAATATGTAAATGTCAGTTGGAAGTCTTTTGATGATTTGTGGAAAGAAGGACTCTGCAATATGGTGGATAACTGCAAGAAAAGTCCGGGTATCATGCACTATCTTGTATTACAGAACATCAATCTCACATATCTTCCAAACTTTATGCAACCGCTCTTAGATGTTCAGATGGGATTAACGAATTGTTTACCTTCCGGTGAGGAATATCCTGAGAATTTAAGAATACTTTGCACCATTACAAACGACGAGGTGATTCCTTTGAGTGAACAATGCGTCAAATATATCGGTTGTATAGAAAAACCATCAAAGGAAATATTTGTCGGTAGATTCAAAGCAAAATATGATGCACATAATGGGTATTTATCGCCTAACAAACTTGCAGAAATGGCGTCAGCTAACCCCTCAAATTTCTACAAAGACTACATAAATGAATAAAGACCGCATTGAAAGAGTTCAACAACTCCTATATGTATGGATTAGCAATTTCGACAAAAGGAGTTTGGAGAGCATCAAACAGAATTGCGACTATCTTAATGAAATATATCATTTGGAGTTGCAAAATCCTATATGGGGAATTTTCTGGCCATTAGTATTTAATGGAGTGATTGACCATGTAGGAAATGGATATTATGCTCTAAGCGAACCCATTGTTCTTGATTATGGTACACATTTCTATTATATAAATGTTTTTCCAGAAGAAGTGAAAAGTAAACACGTCTCAGTAGGAATCACTTTTTCAGAGACCTATGAGGACGTTAAGTGTAAGACTATGCGCCCTTCGGCTGTTGCCATATTTAAGTCATATCCGTGTATCAAAGATGTAGTAGATACGTTTCCTAAATCACTGGAAGAAGAAAGTAATTTGAAGTATGTTAATTGGAAATCCAAACGTGGACTTGCGGAATTAGAGAGAGAAGGATTAACCCGTTACTTTTCATTGCCAGAGAAATTATATCTCAGACAACTACCGTCAAGAGCAATTAATCCTGAAGCATACGCTCTTTCGTATTGTCTGACAAGAGTTGTGAGTAACGAAGCAAATGGCAAGTATAATAGTTCTACCCTCCAACTTACAATGCCTGCTTTTGCAATGCCTTTCATGGTTTACCGTGTACTTTTGTTGGAATGTATGGCTTCAAAGCAACTTCCACGAAAAACTGGTAGTGAATATATTTTTGAAAACATCTCATCAGAAACTGTAAAACAATTAAATAGAATCTTCTGTAACTCCATACTATATGAATAATCCAATAAAAATATTCAACGAAATATTTGATGCTTATATCAAATATATAAATAGCGGTTTGCCTTTCTTTCGTGAAGAGTATAACCAAGAACGAAACGCTCTGATAAAGGAGGCAGGCACTATTTGTCAGCCACCTATTATAGAGATAGTACCGAAATACCACGAAAAGGCAACTTTGGCTGAGTTTTGTGCTAATGAAGGGCTTTCAAAAGAACTAAATGATTTTGTGAATACAGGTCTGTTCGTCAACAACAGCCAACAGGAGCGTTATCTCTATGACCACCAATACGAAGCACTTAAAGAAGCATATATAAACAGGAAACACATAGTAGTAACCACTGGAACAGGTTCTGGTAAGACGGAATGTTTCCTTTTACCTGTCATAGCTGATTTGGTTGCAGAATCAAAGAATTGGGGGAAAACGAGAAAAAGAGCCATGCGCACAATGATTCTCTATCCTCTCAATGCACTTGCCGAAGACCAGATGATTCGTTTGAGAAAAGCCTTGAACAGTCATAAGGATGATAAAACAGGAGCGTTGGATTGGTTGAACGAACATCGTGGTGGACATCGTTTTTACTTTGGACGATATACCGGTGCGACTCCCGTCAGTGGAATTAAGGATAAAGTACGAGACAAGCTTCTCGAAGAAAAGAAACTTTTGCAGAATGACTGGAAAGCGGCACAGGAAGCGGCAAGAGTGAACAATAACACTGAATTGCTTTATCATGTGCCTTGCATGGAAAGCGATTCAGCGGAAATGTGGGACCGTTTCTCCATGCAGGACAATGCGCCAGACATTATGATTACAAATTATAGCATGCTGAATATAATGCTCATGCGCAATCATGAGGCTGAAATATTTTCAGATACGAAGAAATGGCTTGAAGAAGACCCGTCGCACATTTTTCATCTCGTAATAGATGAATTACACACTTATAGAGGAACAGCAGGTACAGAAGTGGCTTATTTGCTAAGAGTCCTGCTTGACAGGTTGGGATTGCGTCCAGATTCTCCACAGGTACAATTCCTTGCCTCCAGTGCGTCTTTAGAAGAAAATGAGCAATCAATAGATTTTCTTTCTGAGTTCTTTGGAGTAAACAAGAATGAATTCAGGAGGAGGTTTAGAATTATATCAAATCCTCCACAGCCATCAGTAGAGAAGCCTTCTGTCTCTTTGCCGACAAATGAACTTGCTGAATATGGAAGTGTTTATGAGGAAGACGCAAATGCTGACAACAATTTGCTGAGAAGTCTCGGGTGTGACAACTTTTATGAATTATCTTCCAAGTATCAGTTATTATCATGGCTTAAATACGCATTAAGTTCAAAGAAAGTCATCATAGCCAAAGATATTGAGAAAATAGCTGATGGATTAGGTATTGTTAGCGAGGAAAGACTATGCGTTGTAGCTGGACTTGTAAAAGCGTTATGTAAAAGTGAGTGGAATGGCAACTATCTTGCGCCACTAAGAGCACATTTCTTTTTCCGTAATGTAAGCGGCTTATGGGGATGCTCCAATCCACAATGTCCTCATGTTCACGAAGAACATAAATTTGAGGGAAGAACTATAGGCGCACTCTACAAACGTCCACGAAACGTTTGCAGTTGTGGTATGAAGGTGTTAGAAATTCTTGTATGCGAAAACTGTGGTGAGGTTTATCTCGGCGGTTATCGTGTTTTGGTAAACGGTAAAACATACCTAAGTTCGGAGAAACCAATAAACGATGATGGTACTGGCTATTGCATCTTATGGAATGGCGATGCAAGTTCTGATGATGGTTGGAAACGTGTGTCGTACAATCCGAGTACAGGCGAATATCGTATAGATATGGATGGAGCTTATTGGTTGTATGAACAAACATCAGATTCAGAAACTAAGTTTCCACATAAGTGTCCGAAATGTGAGGTGGCATACATAATGAAAGACAAAAACAGCCTCACTCCCATACGTTACCATGGTACAGGCTTGCAGAAGGTGAACCAGATTCTTGCAGATTCTTTGATTCGCTCGATGAAAAATGCGAAAGAAAAGAACACCAAAGTGGTGCTTTTCTCTGATAGTCGTCAGTCTGCTGCAAAATTGTCCGCAGGAATAGAGCTCGACCATTTCAGGGATGTTCTCCGTTGGGCTATTCTCCATGCTCTCAATGGCAGTAATGAGGTGGTGACTTTTCTGAAGAGATTGTTCGATGACCAAAATTGGACACAGTCGGATGGTCAGCGTCTGAACGAATTGACAAATGACCAGACTTATGGTGAGGTCGCACGTGTCATCATGGCAAACCGTATGGGGTTTGCCACAGATGGACAATTAACGAAACTAAAAACCTATTTCAATTGTTGTGACGGACAAAATCTTGGAAGTGTCGAAGATGATGTGTTTAAGATATTACTGTCTCTTGGCATGAACCCGGCAGGTCCTAAACCTACATGTTTCCAAAATGTCATGGCTGGTTTATGGTATGACCTTTTTGATTTTGAAAAGAAAAAAGCCAAGTCAGACCTTAGTGATAATCAGTTGGAATTTTCTGACAGAATACGCAAATATAATAAAATTGAACAATTGGCAAGTATATTCGGTAACCGTAAGCGTTCGTTTGAGGAACTGAAACTTGGCTATCTTTCGCCTACCCGTAAGATTGCTGACCAAACAATGGCGGAGCTTGCATGTTCTACCATTCGCATCCTTGGAGAGAAGAAACGCATAATGGGGATTCCTTCTAAATATCCTTTAAAAGATAGTTTCCCAATGGCTGTAAGGAAACTTGTACAACATGTATATCATATTAAAGGTACGAAAGAAACCAATGAAAAGCTTGACACATTGCGTGATATATTGAGAGAACGTGGCATTATAGACCGCCAAGTAACAGCACTTTCTGGAGAAGGACTCTCATTTGTGAAAGCGGATGTTGGCTCAAAATATTGGATTTGTCCCCGATGCAAGACTGTACACATGCATCGTGCAAATGGTGTTTGTATGAATTGCTATCACAGACTTGATGAGGAATATATCCTGACAAAGGAAGATGTTAGTAATCCTGAGGACTATTATCTTACCTTACTGAACTCTACCGATAATGTCTATCGTCTGCATTGTGAGGAAATGACAGGTCAGACTTCAAAGAATGATTCAAAGAAAAGGCAGCGGTTGTTTCAGGACATATTCCTTAAAACGGAGAATCCATTAGTTGAAGGTATTGATTTGCTCAGCGTAACAACGACTATGGAGGCAGGTGTAGATATCGGCTCATTATCGGCTGTTATGATGGGCAATGTGCCTCCCCAGCGTTTCAATTACCAACAGCGTGTTGGTCGTGCCGGTCGTCGTGGTAATCCGTTGTCTATTGCCCTTACAGTTGCGCGTTCTACAAGCCACGACTTGACAAACTTCCAAGAATATGAACGTATGGTTTCTGATACTCCCAAAGACCCATATCTGGAAACAAGGACAAAAGAGATTGCTGAACGTATTATATATAAGGAAATACTGTATGCTGCCTTAAAAAATGAAATTTCAGGAAAGGATAGTGTACATGGTAATTTCGGAACTGTAGACCAATGGGATAAGTACAAAGAAGAAGTTGCGAACTGGCTATCTTCTAACCAGGAAGAAGTGTGGCGTATTATCGAAGTTGTGACTACTGGTACAGAAATATCAGACGCTCAAAAGCAGGAAATAAAAAAATTCATCTATGATCATTTCCTTGACATGATAAGCCAAATTGCCACAAGTTCTGAGTACACACAAGAATTACTCAGTGAACGGCTTGCTAATGCCGGACTGCTCCCAATGTTTGGTTTCCCTACCCGCACACGAAACTTGTATCTAAGCGAGCCGAAGAAACTACCAGCAGAAGATGTTGTTTCTCGAGATATAGATATGGCTTTGAACTCTTTTGCCCCAGGGCATGAGATTGTTAAAGACAAGAAAGTATATAGGGCGGTGGGAATTGTTGACTATGAATATAATAACTCACATGTACCAGTACCAAAGTACAACTCTTTGAATGTTTATAGCCATCCTCTTCATCGTTGTGTTATATGTGGTTATTCGTCAATCAGCCAAGATGATGACTCTTGCAAATGCCCTGTCTGCGGCAGTGATATGCAGAAAGTAAAGATTTGCTCACCTTTAGGTTTCTGTGTTGACTATAATGCGTCTGTAGAGGATTTCAACGGAAGTTACGATTGGTATTCTCCCAATAGCGATATAAAATTGGATTGTGAACAATCTCTACAAGAATGTCCGCAAGTTGATAATATGGCTATCAGGAACAATTTCGTACCTTCGCAAGGACTCGTGCATCTTGTGAATGATAACAACGGAGACTTCTATAAATTAGGGAAAAATAATGAGGGTATTTATGTGTCACGTGATGCATATCCAGAAGAGATTAGAAACACATTAAATTTGTCTTTTGAAACAAAATATGCCTTTGTCTCGTCAAAGACAACAGGTGTACTTGCACTTTCGATAGCAGAGATTCCTGAAGAATTGAATCTTTCACCACTTAATGGAGAGAATGTCAATAGTCATGCAGTAAGAGCTGCCTTTCTGTCATGGGGGTATCTCGTAAGAAAATCAGTATCTCACTATCTTGATATAGACTCATCGGAGTTAACAGTGGGATTTTATATTACTCCCCAAACTAAGAAAGCAGAAATTTTCTTTGTGGAGCAGTTGGAAAATGGTGCAGGCTATAGCAACTATCTCAGTGGTAGGAGATATAAAGATGTTCCTAAGAAAGCCATAATTCAGCCACTCATAGAAAAAGGCGAGATCTACGAAAAACTGACAGCCCATAATCATGAAAATGGTTGCACATCGTCTTGCTATGATTGCATTAGGGATTATTCGAACCAAGGAGTGCATCATTTGCTTGATTGGCGACTTGGACTTGATTTAGCGAGGCTTGCACACGATTCAAATGCAAAGATAGATTTTACAGCAAAGTATTGGACTGACTATATAAATATCACAGTCAAGAACGTTCTTCTAAGACATGGATATTCTGCCGAAAGTTTTGATGGAACGCTGATAGGTACAGATCCTTATGATGGTGAGAACTACTGTTTGGTACATCCTTTATGGTCATCAAAAATGGTAAGCAGGCTTACAGGCTCTTTACCAGACGTATATAAGGCGTTGTCTGTTTTTGATATTTCTAAAATGAATGGTTAATTAATACAGATAGAATTATGGCACTTGCAATAAACATAGAAGACCTGCTTGACAAGCAGAAGATAGAATCCAACAGAATCGAATTCAAGAAAGGCTGGAATCCGGCGAGCATATACCATAGCGTGTGTGCTTTCGCTAACGATTTTGATGACCTTGGAGGCGGATATATCATCGTTGGTGTAGATACTGACGATAAGACGGGTATGGCAATCCGTCCTGTTGAAGGTGTACCAATGGAAAAGATAGATGGCATATTGCAGGAGATGGTAGGCTATAATAACAAGATTTCACCTTATTATTTGCCTCGCACTTCCGTAGAAGATGTGGATGGAAAACAAGTGATTGTGATATGGTGTCCTGCTGGCAGTTATCGCCCTTATTCCGTACCTGTGAATGTGACAGCCAAAAGCTCAAAGGAATATTTTTATATTCGTAGTGGCACAAGTAGTATTGAGGCAAAAGGCGAAGTACTCGTTGAGCTGCGGGAGTTGGCTAACCGTGTGCCTTTTGACGAGCGTGGCAATAGCGGAATTCGGTTAGAGGACATTTCTTTGGTTCTTCTTCGTGACTACCTTGTTAAAGTGGGAAGTAGATTGGCGGATGATGTGGTAACAACACCACTGTCAAATATACTTGACCAAATGGAGCTATACACAGGACCAAAAGAGAACCGCTTGATTCGGAATGTTGCAGCCATGATGTTCTGTGAAAATCCAAGCAAGTTCTTCCCATACACTCAGATTGACGTAGTGACATTCCCTAACGGAAAGATGAAAGACCCGAACAATTTTACGGAAGTGACATTCAAGGGTAGCATCCCGCAGATGATAAAGCAAACGATGGACTACATCAAAAGTAATGTACTTAAAGAAAATGTCCGCAAAATATCAGGCAGACAGGAGGCCGAACGCTTTTGGAACTATCCCTACGATGCCATTGAGGAAGCGGTGGTAAACTCCGTTTATCACAGAGATTTCTTGCAGCATGAGCCAATAGAAATAACTATTGAACCCGAAGGAATCTCCATTCTCAACTGCCCGGGACCTGACCGTAGTATATCCAAAGAGGATATTGAGAAAGGTGATATGCTCAAAAGCCGTCGTTATCGTAATCGTCGATTAGGAGACTTCTTGAAAGAGCTTGACTTGACGGAAGGTCGCTCCACTGGTGTTCCAACCATACAAGCCAAGTTGGCTGAGAACGGTTCTCCTCGTGCCATCTTTGAAACAACTGATGATCGCTTAACATTCTTAGTAACAATTCCTATTCATGAAGGATGTACCGTAAGTTCGGAGACAGGTGAATTTAGTTCGGAGAGAACAGCAAAAAGTTCGGAGACAAGTTCGGGAACTCAGCCCAAAAGTTCGGAGACAGACGGATTTAGTTCGGAGACAACACCGAAAAGTTCGGAGAGAAAGCAAAAAAGTTCGGAGAGAGTCCTTGACTTAATTAGACAAAAGCCTTCCATATCAGCTGCAGAAATTGCTATGATGATAGACATGTCTTCACGAGGTGTAGAGAAACAAATCAAAAGACTGCGTGAAGAAGGAATCATCAGACGTATTGGTGCTGACTTCGGTGGCTATTGGGAAATCATATCAAAAGAAAACGAATAAAAATTACACAAGATATGTTATTAGGAAACAAAATTAAGTCTCTTAGAGACGAACAAGAAGTGTTGCAACGCCAATTGGCAGCTTACTTAGAGATAGACACTCCTATGTTTAGTAAAATAGAACGTGGAGACAGACGAGCAAAGAGAAGCCAAGTAATCTTACTGGCAAAATACTTTGATGTAGACGAGAAGGAAATGCTGAAACTTTGGCTTGCGGACAAAGTGCTTGATGCTATCGGAGATGAGGATGAATGTGAACTGAAAAGAGATGCCATCGAAGTGGCTAAAGAGAAAATCTTATAAAATGTGATTATGGATGCAGATGCGATTATTAGAAGAATGCATGAACTGGAAGAAGAGAACAAAAGACTAAAGTCTCTTCTTAAAGAACATGGAATACCGTTTGAGACGTGTTCTCATGATTGTAGCATTGCCGCATCCAAATCTACAAAGCCAACAGCATCGTCAGTTCGTCTCTCGTTACAGGAGAAGGTTGGGTTATTTAAAAGTATTTTCAAAGGACGAGAGGATATATTTGCAAAAAGATGGTATAGTGATACTACGAAGAAATCTGGTTATCAACCTGTATGTGAACGTGAATGGAACAGAGAGTTCTGCGATAAGAGAAAATATAAATGTGCAGAATGTCCTAACCGTCAGTTTGCTCCACTATCGTATCAACACTTCTACAATCATCTTGCAGGCAAGGATGCGTTTGGACGTGATGTCATTGGCTTATATCCAATGCTGAATGACAACACATGCTTTTTCCTTTGTACAGATTTCGATGATAAAAGTTGTGAGCATGGATATCAGAATGATGTGCTTGCCTTTGTAGGTGTATGCAAGGAGTGGGATGTTCCTTGCTACATAGAACGTTCACGTTCTGGTAATGGAGCGCATGTATGGATATTCTTTGATGGTGCAATAACAGCAACCAAAGCAAGAAGATTGGGAAAATCGATTTTGGCAGAAGCAATGAATAAAGATGTGCATCTTTCTTTCAAGTCATACGACAGATTCTTCCCCAATCAGGACACTCTACCTGAAGGTGGAATGGGAAACCTTGTGGCACTGCCACTTCAAGGTAACGCACGAAGAAATGGAAATAGTGTATTTGTTGATGAACAGTTTCAAGCATATCCAGACCAATGGAACTTTCTTCTCAACATTCAGAAAATATCAGAATCGACCATAGATGATATTCTCCAAAAACGCGCTTCATCATTGGGTGAATTGACAAAGAGTAGTGAGAGTAAGCCGTGGGATGTTCCGGCAACTGAAGCTATTGCCAAATCAGATTTTCCATCAAGTATTACCTTGACAAAGGCAAATATGCTTTATATCCCATTATTGGGTTTGTCTGAAAAGACTGTCAATTATTTCAAGAGAATGGCTGCTTTCCACAATCCAGAGTTTTATGCAAAACAAGGTATGCGTCTGTCTACTTATGATATCCCACGTATCATATCCTGTTCGGAATTACACGATGACTACCTTGCCATTCCTCGTGGCTGTGAAGATGCCGTGATTAACATTCTCGAAGATCATGATGTTAAGTACAACATAGAGGATAAAACCTATCATGGACGAAAAATCAATGTTTCGTTCAAAGGCGAACTTCGTGAAGAGCAGCAGAAAGCCATGGAGTATATGCTGTCATATAATATAGGAACACTTTCTGCAACAACCGCTTTCGGCAAAACCGTGTTTGCTATTGCTATGATTGCTCAACGCAAGGTAAACACGCTGATTCTTGTTCATCGAAAATCTTTGCTTGACCAGTGGAAGAAACAACTGGAAGAATTCTTGGAGATAAACGAAGAAATCGATAACAACACTATCAAAAGTAAGAGAAAGAAAGACAAATCTCCTATAGGAGTTCTTTGTTCTGGCAAGAATACTATTCATGGGATAATAGATATAGCATTGATTCAGTCTTGCCTGGAGGAAAATGAAATCAAGCCTTTTGTACGAGATTATGGAATGGTGATTGTTGATGAATGTCATCATGTGTCTTCTGTCAGTTTTGAACAGGTGTTGAAACAGGTGAGAGCACACTTTGTCTATGGACTTACGGCTACCCCTATTCGCAAGGACGGTCACCAACCAATTATATTTATGTATGGGGCACAAAACGAGGCGTATAGATAGGATAGGAGCGAAAAGTGCTGGAAGTCTTTGATATTCAGAAAGTTGGATGTGTTTGATAAAAATGGCGGCGCAAAACGAAATGTTTACGTGGGTTTAATTTTGGTTTACGTGGAGGGGCTGTTGAGGCTTGTTTGGTTGGCAGATTTGTTTGTTTCGGTTTACATGAGGTTTACGTGAGGCAGAGGTTGGGTGGTGTATGGGAGTTGCGGCTGTTAGTGCCGCTTTTTTGTGCCTTGTTTTTTTAAAATAAAGTCTCAAATATATTCCATATAATTATTATTTAGTATATTTGCGGTCATAAATAATTGAAATATGGCAAAGGTTATACATGTACATCTGACACACGGGATTGACGGAATAAAGCGGAAAGACTGGTATTTCAGCAGCATTTCGGCTGTTTACACGGTTCTGACGGCTGAACAGGTCGGTGCGACAAAGAATTATTTGCTGCACGCCGGACTTTCCGGCAACGGCACGGTATGCACGAAACGGGCTATAATAAAGCAATCTACGCTTATTTCGGGCGGCTCAGGGGACAAACAAAAGGAAGTGGCCTTGACAGGCTTGGAATGCGATTAGAAAGGCTTTCGGATAGCGTTTTTAGGGGAGGTGGTTTTGCCTCCCTTTTTTGTGGTCAAGATGGGCGATTTTCGGGTTGGGGTGACAAAAGGAGTGACAGTTTGGGGTGACAGTTTTTGAAGTTTGGGGTGACAAAAGTAGGTTTTTGCACTACAAATAGTGGATGGGTGTAACACCTGTTTTTAAGAAATGGACTGCCAAAAACGGGGTTTTACCCCCCCCCTCTAATACCACCTTATTTTTATGAAAAGCCACTGTGGATGCCCGTTAATGGGGCGATTTATGGGGTGCTCTGTCTTTGAGGGGGAGGGAACACCTCGGGGAGAGGGCGTACAGGGGGGTACGTTTCGTGCTATTCCAGTCTGATTACGCCGACAACTAAAGCGACAGCGCGAATTGCGGAGTATGGCAGTTCGAACGGGTCGTATTTTTCATTATCTGAAACAATCAGGATATGCTCCTTGTCACTTCCCGGTTTTATGCGCTTGATGAGAGGGCCTTGTGTAGTGTCGATGACATATACCTTGTTCCATTGGAAGAACAGGTCGGACATGGGAACGCGCTGGCACGCAACAATATCGCCGGAATTATACTTGGGGTACATGCTTAAACCCTTTACTGGTATAAGGAAGTCTGCCCCCTTAAATACAGGGACAACATAACGTTCACATTCGTACTCAAGGACAGTTTGCTCACTTGTAAGTGCACCTGCCATTGCCTCAATTGGTATGAGGGGTATGCCTTCGTGAGGAGACTCCGTTAAATGAGCTATTGGCTTTTCGTCTCCAGTGGATATTTCTTCTAGATCGTTTTCATAGAGTTTGGGATCAGAATGAAATATCATAGGAGTTTTTCTAAATTCGAACATGTCCATTATCATATCTCCTTTACCCATCAGAAGCCACTCAGCAGAAATATTCGCTTTTGCGCATACTTTTTCGAGAAAATCAAAAGAGGGCTTGCCTTTTCTTGTTCCTACGACATTTTCGACTACTGTTGGATTAACTCCAATATGTAAAGCGAAAGCACGCTTATTGCCTCCGAACAATACCTTTATAATGGCGTCAAAACGTTCATTTATCGTCATAATCTAATTATTTTTTACTCATTTGCGAATAATTTATACGCATTTGCTTGGTTTATTCGCAAAAGCGTATTATCTTTGCAGCGTGTTCAACAATGAACGAGCGGCCAAAGATACAAAAAAGGCGCGAGAATAACGAATTTTAAGGATTAAAGAAAATGAAGAAGGTAATGAAAACGAGCATGAAAGGGGGATGCGTATGGGCAGTGATGCTGACCGCCACGGACGGCAGGGTGTGCCGCTGGGAGTTTTGGGGCTGCACACTGACGCACGTCAAGGACTTGATAAGGGGTTATGTCGGAAGCTGCCCGTATGACTGCGACTGGACGCTCGTGGGTGGTGGTATGACTATAAAGGGACAATCAAGGCAAAAAGATTGAAGGATAACGAGACCTCGAATGGCAGCCCGGAAAGACGGGCAAAGGGGCGGCACGGACTGCGCGGCCGGAAATTTGTAAGGCGAAATCGGTTTTGAAAGCGATGACAGCCGCCGGGATTCGACTCCCCCGCGCCCCACGAAGTTTAACGATTAAAAAAAATGAGAAATATGAAGAAGGTTATGAGTCAAGAGAAGCAGGCGGAAACATTGAACCATTCTGCAAAGGATGGTGCCGTTATAGATTGCAGGCAGCTTCATTCTCTGATGGATGCCGTTATTGAAAAGGCGCGTGAAGTCCAATCCGAATGCGGTAAAGAACGTCCGGAGATATGGAAATTGTGCGATTTGGCTGTGGATGATTTAGAGAGTATCCTTGACAAGGTTCACATGTGCGTCTTTGCGCGATGTATGCGAGAGGCTGAGTTTGACAGACGCACTGTCCCCGAACCAGATATTGCAAGATTCTATAAGTCTGTCGATACACTCTCTGTACAGTAATATGCCAACCGAATAATCAGTGACGCAAATGATTATGGTGCGAGTTAGGACATCGCCCTTTCTTGCTGATTTGTCTTCTCCTATTTGGAAATTTCCGAAATCAAAAGCTTTTACGAGATATTTGAAACGGGCAGCCAGCCAACGGCATGTGTCATGTGATGAAGCGGTAATAGTTATACCGACTTTCATTTCATATAGACCATTATATGAGTTTTTTACCATAATTAAAAATTAAGTTATTAACGGCTACAAAGTTAGCATAAATAAGTGAGAAATATGAAAAAGTACATTCACATCACGAGAGAAGACAGAGAGTTTATCATGAAAGCTCTTGGTGTTACAGAGCGGATGGTTTTTAAAGGAATCTGTTTTGAGAGCGATTCGGACTTGGCCAAGAAAGTTCGCAAGTTGGCGATGGATCGTGGCGGTATTGTTATGTTGGAAATCCCCGAAATAGAGACACTGCATGATGCTGATGGCTATATGCGTCAATATCTACCCAATGACACGCTTTTGGAGTTCTCCCTTGAGGATGGAGGCTGTGATGTCTATCACAAGGGAGAGAAAGTTCGCCGTTATGAGAATGTCATGGTGAATGACATTCAGAATATCCAAAACTGGGCATCAGCATTGAGATAAGGAGGGGAAGATGGAGTATCGTGGCAACATACGGTGTATATCGGTACGTGAGCTTGAAGCGGACGGCATTATGACACGGGAGACCTGTCGCCAGCTTGCCTGGCGCAAAAAGCTGACGATGGCCGGCCGTGGTGGAGGTAAAGGGAATATTGCCTGGGTTGTTGTCGATAGCTTGCCGACCGAATATCTGACCCAAGTAGAAGAAAAACATCCCGGCGGCCCGGAGATGGACTTACGTCACTGGATACTGTCGAACTACGAGCTTGACCAGGCTGCCGTTACCTATTTTCTGGAGTGGGCAGCGAAGTATCCCAGCAAAAGGGCATCTGGCGAGCTCGCCAAGAAGTACGCGGTGAACGCCTCGGTACTGAACTGCTGTATAAAGTTGTATGAGAACGCCCGCGTGCGCAAACGTCTGATGGGCGAAGGAGCCTATAAATGGGACATGATGGCAGCGGTTATCGAGACACTGCGCGAGGAATACGGGCACGACCTTCCGGCCAGCACACTCCGCTTCCGCAAGAAGGTGAACGAGTACAGACAGTACGGTTATGAGTGCCTGATTACCGGGAAGTTCGGGAACCAGAACAAGCGCAAGGTGGACTATAAGACGGAGCGTGTGGTGTTGAGCATCGCGGTACTGCCCAATCAGCCCTACGGGAGTGACGTGCATGACATGTACATCTCCTTCGTCTGTGGCGAATTAGACGTGTACGACTTTGATACCGGTGAGATATTCAACCCCGATGACTTCACGGACAAGAACGGCGACCCGAAGGAACTGAGTGAAAGCACCATCCGCAATATCTTGAATAAGCCGGCGAATCGGCTGCTCATAGAGAAAGCCCGGCGCGGACGCACGGAGTTCTACCACGAGCAGATGCCGCACATGCACCGCCATAGTGGTGAGTTCTCCCTGTCGCAGATTACGATGGACGATGTGGATTTGCCGCGCCGGATGAAGGGTGGTGAGTATGTCCATGCCTACTATGCCTATGATGTGGTGAGCCAGTGCCGCGTGGGACTGGCCTATGGACGCGACAAGGACGACCGCCTCGTAGTGGAATGCTTCAGGGATATGTTCCGGCTTATCGGACACAACGGTTGGGGTATGCCCGCCGGTATTGAGGTGGAGCAGCATCTGATGAGCAAGTATAAGGAAGGCTTTCTGAAAGCGGGTGAAGTGTTCGACTTCGTGCATTTCTGCGCCCCACAAAACTCGCAGGAGAAGTACGCCGAGGCATTGAACGGAGCTTTCAAGACCACCATCGCTCACAGGAACCACGAGGGCATAGGCCGCTGGTACGGCAAGGGTGCACGACGCGTCGATCAGAAAAAGGTTAGCGACAGCAGCAACCACACGTGGGAAGACCGGAAGTATTACACGTTTGAGGAACTGGTGGCCGATGACCGGCGCGATTGCGACGAGTGGAACCACGCGCTGCACCCGAACCAGAAGAAATATCCCGGCATGAGCCGGTGGGACGTGCTTGTGGCGAAGATAAACCCGACCCTGCGTCCGCTCGACAGGCTGTCGCTGAGTCGTTACATCGGCGAGCAGGTGGAGACAAGCATACGCAGGAACTCGACGGTGCGCGTAGCCCATGCTGACTGGTGGCTGAGCGGCCCGGAAGTTCTGGAGCAGTTAGAGCCGAACAACCGCAAGGTAACGGCCTACTATCTGCCGGATGAGGAAGGCAAGCCGACCGACGTGTTCCTTTATCAAGACGACCGCTACATCGACAAGGTGCGCCCGGTGGTGACATTCAACCGCGTGATGGCGGAGCAGACCGATGAAGACCGGGCGGCCTATACGGAACAGGCCAAGATAATGAGCCACTTCGACAAGTATGTGCGTGACCATGCCATTGCCCCGGTAGGCGTGGCAGCGGTGCAGCCGACAGTGGAAGAACCGGAGGACGATTTGTTGATAGACAGCGAAAAAAGCCTTGTATTGCCCCCGGTTACGAGACAGGAAGAGCCGGATGAAGCCTACGACTGGCCGTCTATGACGAACATGGCGGCACAGGCAGTCGGTGACATTTAGAACGATATTAGAATAACATTAAAACAGCGTTTGAACTATGATTACAGAAGCGCAGAAACAGAAAATATTGGGAGCGATAGCCGCCAACCGTGCGAACTATCCGAGCGACGCGAAGCACGCCGCCTCCCTTGGCATAAGCACCTCGGTGTACAGTGCCGTAAAGAACGGCCAGACGGACAAAGCCCTGAGCGACACGAACTGGATAAGCATTGCCCGCCGGTTGGGCGTAAGCCTCCGTGCCGACATGGAATGGAAGGCTGCCAAGACAGCCACATTCGAGTATATCACCGCCCAGCTGGAGTTCTCGCAGCAGTCGAGCCTGTCGGCTATCCTGTGCGACATACCGAACATCGGCAAGACGTTCACGGCCCGCTACTATGTGCAGAACCACCGCAATGCGATCTATATAGACTGCTCACAAGTGAAGACCAAGCTGAAGCTGGTGCGGAAGATTGCCGCCGAGTTCGGTGTGAACAGTCGGGGCAGGTACAGCGACGTGTACGACGATCTGGTTTATTACCTCCGCTCGATGGACACGCCGCTCGTTATCCTCGATGAGGCCGGCGACCTGCAATATGAGGCATTCCTTGAACTGAAAGCCCTGTGGAACGCGACGGAGCGGTGCTGTGCATGGTACATGATGGGCGCGGATGGGCTGAAGGAGAAGATAAACCGCTCCATTGAGTGCAAGAAGGTGGGCTATACGGAAATGCTGAGCCGCTATGGTGACCGCTATTCGAAGGTAACGCCTGATGACGGCAAGGAGCGTGAGGCGTTCCTGAGCGCTCAGGCCCGCATTGTCGCCAAGGCCAACGCCCCGGAAAACGCGGACATTGCGCAGATTGTGCGTAAGACGCACGGCGGGCTTCGTAGGGTGTACACGGAAATCGAGAAACTTAAAATGGCGGCGAAGTGAAGCGTGCATTGACACCGCGTGACATAGCGGCCAAGAAATGGAAGACCCTGCCGTGGGGCGAGAAATGGAGCAAGCCGTTCGGCTTCCCGGCAGACAACGCCTCCTGGTTCATCAGCGGAGCCAGTGCCAGCGGCAAGAGCTCGTTTGTGATGCAGTTGGGCAAGGAACTGTGCAAATACGGGACGGTACTGTACATGAGTTATGAGGAGAAAGTGAACCAGAGTTTCCAGCGGCGCATGAGATATCTGAAGATGAATGAAGTGCAGGGGAAGTTCCGGGTGGTACCGGGAAGCAGTCTTGACGAGCTGACGGAGCGGCTCCGGAAGCCCAAAAGCCCGAAATTTGTCGTCATCGACTCCTTTCAGGTCGCCCCGTGGGACTATCCCGATGCAGTGGAACTGATGGAGCGTTTTCCGAAAAAGTGCTTCATCTGGATAAGCCAAGAGAAGAAGAGCCAGCCGATGGGTGGCGGTGCGGTACGTTTGAAATACATCTGCGACATGAAAGTGCGCGTGGTAGGTTATAAGGCATACTGTCAAGGACGTGCTATTGGTGATGCAGGAAGCTATTACGTTGTTTGGGAAGAAGGAATCATACAAACGAGCAATAATCTGTGAAATGGGAATAATGAGACAAATGGGATAAATGGGACAGATGAGACAAATGAACATAATAAATATGAAGGAAAAAGTTTACATCAGCGGTGCGATAGCGCACCATGACATTGAAGAGCGGAAAAAGGCTTTCGCAGATGCCGAGAGCCAGTTGTTGAAAGCGGGCTACAGTCCGGTGAACCCGTTCAGGAACGGGCTGCCGGAAGAAGCCCACTGGAGAGAACACATGCGTGTGGATATCCGTCTTCTGCTTGAGTGCGAGTTTATCTATATGCTGCGCGGCTGGGAATTGAGCAAAGGTGCGAAGCTGGAGTTGGACGTGGCCAGTTCGTGCGGCATAAAAGTGTTGTTCGAATAATATAATAAGAATTTACATGGCACAGGAAATAACAAACATGGCGCAGCCCAATTCGGATGCGCCTCAGCAAAAGGAACAAGCTCCATTGTGTTCGGCTGTCACGAATTTTGCCCGGTTCTACGCCTCGTTCAACAAGCTGCCCTATAACGGCGACCGGGAAGAATTCAAGAAGAGCATCGTGATGCAGTACACGTGGAGGCGCACGGATAGTCTCCGTGAAATGACGCGCAAGGAGTATGATGCCTGTTGCTCCACTCTGGAAAAGCTGTCCGGACAGGACGAGTGGCGACAGAGGCTGCGCGACGAGCTACGCCGTCAGCGCAGCGTGTGCCTGAAACTGATGCAGAAACTCGGCATAGACACCTCAGACTGGGCGCGTATCAACGACTTCTGCCGTCATCCCCGGATAGCCGGCAAACCGTTTGCCCGGATAACTTCGGAAGAACTGGAGCTGCTTGCCGTGAAGCTGCGCTCCATCCAGCGCAAGGGCGGGCTTAAACCGAGAAAGGATCAAGAAGTAGGCAAGGTTGCTTGTACAGGATATATGTTGGTTGGACTTGATAACGTAGGACAGGCATGAAAAGCAAGGTCAAAAGAGTAATGGACTTAATCCATAAGATACAGGACGAGGAACTGCATGACAGCCGCTGCGTCGAGTTCCTTGAAGAACTGGAATACGCGATTGAGCATGAGATAGAGGAAGGCCGCTGGCCGGAAGAATTTGAAGACGAATAATCAACCCAAGTAATAACCATCAAAATTAACCGCAAGTTGAATGTTGGCTGCGCTCGGTAAAACGAGCAAGCTCTTTTACACTCACTTGCACAACATTTTACCACAATGGCAAAAAGAGAAAAGAAAGTCATCATCACCGGCGTGACCCGTGAGGCCGCCGACGAAGCGTTTGCAAGCTATGCGAAGGCAGACGCGCAGAGTGCGAAAATTACGGCAGACATCGAGTTGCAATGTGCAAAGATCCGCGAGAAGTATGCGGGCAAGCTGGCAGAATTGGAGGGCGAAAAGGAGAAAGCCTTCGACACCCTACAGGCATACGCCACCGAGAATCAGGCTGAGCTGTTCTCCCGGAAGAAGAGCCTCGAGATGGCGCACGGCGTTATCGGCTTCCGTACCGGCACGCCGAAGCTGAAGACGCTGAAGGGCTTTACATGGGCGAGCGCGTTGCAGCTTGTCAAGGAGTTCCTTCCGGGTTATGTGCGCCAGACGGAAGAGATTGCCAAGGACAAGCTGCTCGCCGACCGTGACACCGAGGATATGGCTCCTCAGATGGCGAAATGCGGCATACAGGTCTCGCAGGACGAGACCTTCTATGTGGAACCTAAAAAGGAGGACGTGGCATGAAACGGAATGTGACCAAATCCCCGAAGATAGCCCTGTGTCGTGTATGCCACGGCACAGGGCAGGTGAAGGACGACGAATACGAGCCGTGTCCCTGCACGCAGTGCGGCGGCAGCGGTCGTGTGACGGTAAGTGCAAACATAGAGCTGGACATCCGGCCCTATAACCCCAAGAAGGAGGACTGACAGCATGGTGAAGCGACGCGGAGTAAGTTACAAGAAACGTGTTGAGGAAGTGAACAGGATATATGACCGGGAAGCCAAGCGCGGAGTGTCCAACCGCGAGATATGGCGGCGGTACATATATCCTGTGTATGGCATTACCGAGCGTACATTCTACAACCTGCTTAACGCGGTCGCAGAAGACAAGAACAGGATAGCTGACGATGATGATATTCGTCAGCTTTTACTCTTTAATGACGGAGACTATGAATAACGATGTGCGGAATATCATCAAACGGATATTGAAAGACATCCGTGTGGAGATGAGCGACGAGTTCGATCAGAACTTCGAGCGTCAGGCATTTTTCAGCGAGGCATGGGCACGGCGTAAGAGCCCGACCCGCAATGAAGGGCGGGCCATATTGACAGACACGGGGCAACTGCGCCGGAGTATTCAGAGTCGGACTACGGAGAACAGCATCGTCTTCTATACCGATTTGCCTTATGCGGCGATACACAACGACGGTGGAGAGATAAAGGTGACGAAGCGGATGAAAGGCTACTTCTGGCACAAATACATGACCGCCGCCGGAGTTTTAGTATGGGCACGTCGTAAGGACGGTAGCCTGCGCAGGGATAAAAAGACACGTGCAATAAATGACGAGGCGGAATTCTGGAAGTTCATGGCATTAAAGAAGGAAGGCAGTACCATCAAGATACCGCGCCGTCAATTTATAGGCACCTCTCCGGAAGTGGAACAGGCCGTCAGAGAAATCATCGAAGAGAACATAACGGAATATTTTAATGTAGAATTTGACATCAGACGGAAATGAGAAAGGAACTATACAAAAAAATCTGTGCCCATTTGAGCCGTTTGTATATGTTGCCGGACGGCTCGATATACGAACATGAGGACCAAAAAGAAGAAGTTCCGAAAGGTGCGGAGCGGATTATTCCGCACATTGACCTGTGGAACCACAATGTGGAGTTCATCGAGCAGGAGGAGAACTGGGCACGACCCGCGGTGTTCGTGGAGTTCTGCCCGATACGTTGGAAGGCGATAGTGAACGGTGTGGAGTACCGTGCCGAGCCGGAAGTGAAGCTGCATGTCGTGACCGACTGGAAAGGCGCGGCAAGCGAGGGCAGCGAGTTCAAGGAAGAGGCTCTGGAGGTGTTTGACCTGCCGGAACTGATACATGAACGGCTGAACTGCATGGAGGGTGAGACCTTCAAGGTGTTCGACCTTGTGGAGAGCCAAACGAACCACAACCATGAGGAGATTGTGGAGAATATCGAGGTGTATTCGTGTGTGGCAATCAAACGGCTGCAATAAACAGCCACGTTCAAACCGAAAAGCCTCCGACGGTAACTTGTCAGTCGGAGGCTTTTCGTTTGAACGTGGGCAAAGAAATTCCGTCAGACGGTCTCTTTATTGTAAAGCATCATGTCAGTGTATGATGCGGCGCTATTTATGGGTGCGTTGGTTTCCACCCTGACGCATTTCTCAAATGGATTTCCGGTGTTCCTGTTCCTTCCAATCCATTCGCACAGTTCGAGGATGGACGACTTATTGGAGGTGAAATAAATGAATGAGCGTCCAAGTAGCACGTTCAGCACGTCGAGGTAGTCCGTCATCCGCCAGTACATGGTGTAGGTTCCCGTTTCTGTGGAGAGATACGGCGGGTCGACAAAGAAAACCACGTTCTGGGTATCCTTGTATTGTTCGAACACATCCTTGTAGTCGCATGACACAATTTCCAGCCCGTCCAGATAGTCTGCGCATTCCGGATAGTCGGTCTTGCGTATATTGTTATAGAGGACTGTCTTTCTCATTTCCGGCACGGACAGCAGGTAATTCATGGGGAACAGAATCGAGGAGGACAGCGTGATAAAATCGACAAAGCCGACCATCCTTTCCTCCTGCTCGATGCGCTTGAATATCTTTTCGCGCAGTTCTCCGGTGATTCTCCGGTGACGCGGAACGGCATCCCCAACCAACTTGCGTATATCCGCAATCAGCCGGTTCGTCTGTGGAATGTGAACCAAACGCCGACGGTAGTTATCGAAGTCATTATACACCACTCTTGCTCCTGGTTTTTGGCGCTTTGTAATGTGCGAGAGCAGTCCAGAACCTCCGAACAAATCCACGAATACGGAATCTTCTGGGAATTGCTCCAGTATCTTGATGAATTCCTTGGCGAACATCCTTTTTTGTCCCACGAAAGGAAGCGGAGCTGACATACGCATCTTATAGCTCATGCGTTCAACTCGATTTTTTTTGTTCATAATTTGATGTTTTTGAAAAATTGTTGTTATATTTGCAGCAGGAATAGACATTAACCCGATTAGTTGCGGTTTGAGCGATGGGAGTGGTTTCTGTCTATTCTTTTCTTTTTATATGATACACGGTCTCTGCCCTGTTTTTGTACACCTCCGTTTTAACCGTCCATTGTTCTCCATTTTTCAGGATAAGTTTGTATATATTATAGGAAGTGACACCTCTTTTCTTTTTTTTGTCTATGTTTGCGATGTCCTTTTGGGTATTGATGTCTTTGCCTTCTCCAAGCGGACTGACTCTCTCAAATAACAAATTGTGGATGTTTTCCTTAACTTTTGCGTACATTTCCGCTTCCTCAATGTTCCAAGCATGTCCTATCGCTCTCTTGAATGACTTCCGAGTCTGATAAATCCTCCCTGTATGCAGGTTATCGTGTTTCTCTTCATATTGCGTAGCTTTCGCAATAAGTTTGTCCTTGTAATCATAGAAGTCTTTTTGTCTTTTATGTTCATTGCATGAGCGCAGAAACTTGCATACTGCACACAGTTCGTTGTCAGGTACAAAAGGCTTTGCCAGTTTCAGCTTGCCTTTTGCGACATCGCAGTCGCGGCATCGGCGTATGGTGTACGGATTGTAGTCCGGCACGGTCTTCTGTTCTTTCCCCGCATTGAAGTGGAAGATGCCCTTTGAATCCCGCTGCAAGGCTTCCTCCCCGAGAGCCATCGCCTCGTCGTGCGGCGTGGCCGGGTACTTGGACTTGCGCACCTGTACTACGGTACAGCGGCAGTTCCAGCCATTTGGCGGGTAATACTCATCCCAGAAGGAGTCCGTAACGGGCAGTGTCACGCCATGCAACGCAGCATGTGCGGGCCGCACCTTGCCGTCATGTGCCGTGCGGTACTGAAGGTTGTAACGGTCACCGTCCTCGATGAATTGCTCCCATTGGACCGCCATTTCAGCGGATGACTGCACGAAGTTGTACTCAGCCCGGAGATAGTTGGAATTGTATGTCTCGTCAATCTTACGGACATCGTTCAAAAACCGTTCGAAGGGCTTACGATTGCCGTTCTCATCGAGCAGGGACGGGAACGCCTCGTGGAGTTCGTGAAAGGTCTTCATGCCGGAAAAGATATAGTCGGAGCGCATGAGCCGGCGGCGCATGGCATCGGACATCTCCACCTGCCGGAACCCGGAGTCGAGGACTTCAGCGTGAGCGTCGATGAACTCCTGCACCTTGGGCTTGGCCAGCACTTCGATGCGGAACTGCGTTCCTTTGAGGGAGTAGAGCGTCTGCATCATGCCATCGAAGAGCGACGACAACTCCTTGCGAATCTCTTCCTCGCGCTCCTTAGAGAGCATCAGTGGCTGCGGCACATTCCCCAGCCACTGGGCATAGCGTCGGTGCAGCCCCGAATAGTCATCGGGGCTTAGTCGAAAAAACGGGAATGTGCGTTATGCTGTTTTCCCTTTTTGTCATCCTGTTGTTCATCGTCCGCATTGTTGCCAGTGCCCGGCATTATGGCCGGTACCGGCTTCTCCTCGCATGGCATCCCGTATTTGTCCTCGAAATATTGGGGATTGACTTTGTAGTGCTGCAAGACCATCTCCTCGTATGCCTTCTGCTGTTCTGGCGTATAGTCGACCGCATAGTCCCACTCGAAGCGCAGCCCCTTGATCGGAAAGCCATGGCGCACCATGCGCGGGATTAGCTGGTTGTTCACGATGTCGCGCAGCATGTCACAGTCGCTCTCCACAAGGTTCTGGAACACCTCAAGATGCGTTTCCGACTGCGACAGGCTGCTGCCGTCCTCGATGGTCATGGTCTGTCCGATGACGAGTTTGGAGAGTTCCGAGTTGGCGCGGTCGATACGCTTGTCATAGACATTGTAGGCATCGCCCTTGCCGCTCTCCACGAATTCAATCTCCGTGTCCTGACCAGCAACCATAGAGAGACTTGCCCCGGCCTCGCGCAGCATTCGGTCGAGACGGTCAATTTCCTTCTTGTCGCGGGATGTCGTCCGTGCGATGCGCATGGGCATCCCGAAGATCTCGCCGAATGTGTCCCAGAACGCCAGCATGTTCTTCTTGGGTATGGTCTGCGTGGCCGCCTTGAGATAGAGTCCGAGGTCGTCGGGGCGCCCGGCTTCGATGAGCCAGTCCGTGAACGGAGGCTCGCGATAACAGATGCCCGTAGTCCAGTCCTGTCCGAGGTCGGTGATGACACGCCCGTATTCCGGGACAACGTGCTTGCGTGGCAGGAGCTTTACATCAGAATAGCAGATGCAGCCGTCGCCGTCGGTGGTAAGTTCCCCCAGCTCGATGAGCGAATGGCCCCAGAAGTTTGCTTCCAACGCATAACGCAGCAGCTGCTTGAACCATGCCTGATCGAAGTAGTGCAGCGCCTTTTTGTCCTCGTCCCCCTTTTCGTTCACGATCTTGAACGACTTGGCCATGACGAATCCCCTGCGCTGCTCGACGCATCCGGAGAGGTGCAGGTCAACCTCCACATCCCGGTAGATATCGTAGAGCAGTTTCCGGTTAGGACTGTCCACGTTGATGGCCAGCTGCCATGCGTCGCGCCAGTTCTTGATGTCCTTGCGTGTGAGCGCGTCAGTGGTGCGCTGCAGTTCGATGACCATTTTCTGCACGCGCTTGCGGTCGGTCTCTTTGGCGAGGTTGAAGTCCCCGTATGGTGTGTGCAGCACGTCCCGTGGCTTTTGCGGGAACAGGCCGCTGAAAAAGTTTTTTATGTCCATATTGTCACCAATTATGTCTGAGTTGTGGTTGTGAACTATAAGCGAACATGCCTCCGGCCGGTTCCCCGTCCTCGTCCACTTCGAGCGGCAGGTCAGGCAGAATCTTCCCCGCCTGTACGCCTTCCAGCCATTCGATGGCCCGCTTGTAGCGTTCCTCACGTATTTCCGAGCCCATCTTCTGCGGCATGGACGCGCTCATGTGGTAGAGAGCGATGTCGCAGGTGTACATGACGATGAGCCGGTTCCTGTCGTCCCCCTCTGCGGCGAACACCGCCACACAGTCGTACTTGGGACGCAGGTATCCGGATATTTCCTCCTGTGCCTCATATTCAGCGTTGGCACGGTTTTTCTCCGAGGTCTGAGAAATGACCTTCAAAGCCGATTCGCCGACAACTACCCTGTAATCCTCCTCCGTTATGAACATGGCGACCTCCTTCCGTCAGCTATGTACAATGCCCGTTGCTCAATGTCTGCGACCGTCACTCCCTTGCGGAACCGGTGTGTGCGTACCAGCTCCCGGATGGTCTGTTTGGGTACGACCTTCAGTCCCCCGTTCAGAAAAATCACCAGATACTTCATCCCGAAGAGCCGGGACAGCTTGTTCGCCTTCTTGACGGCACGCTTGAATTTCCAAGCAAAAACGATGTCTTTTATCAATCTTATCATACTACCATATATTTTTGGCGGTCGGTCTTTTGCCGAACACCGGTTGAAAACTCTCCTGTCTCGTGTTGCGCTGCAATATCCATATCGCACCCTCGTCCGCGTCCGGTGCATCGTCATGTATGCGGCTTCCGCGCTCCAGTGCCAGCGTCTGCTCGATGCCCACCAGCATGTCCGGGTCATCCTTCTTTGCCTCGTTGTAGTAAACGAACCCGCGTTCCCAGAGCGGACTGACCGTCTCGATGCGCTGGATCTTGTCCGGCTTCTTTCGCTTGTCCGGCATGATGGGCAACTGGTACCCGCGCAGGTTGCCCTCCACTGCGAACTCGTCGAGAATGACATCCTGCATGAAATTAGCCTCCATGAAGAATAAGATAGGAGCGGTATCACGTGTGCGCTCGTAGAGGTCATAGAGCCACCGTACCATTTCGCCGACGGTCGCCTGACGCACGAAGCAGTCTATGAGGTGCAGTTCGCTTCCTATCTTGCCCCATAGACGGCACGCCTTGTAGTCGTTGGAGGTGGTGCTTTTGAACGACGGGTCAGTGTAGCATACCAGCATTTCGTATTTCGTGAGCTTCGGTAGCCGCTTGTAGCGTATCCAGTCAGCCCGGAAGATGGTGCCATCCACAATGGGGTTGTGCATCATCTCCTTTTCCCATGCCCGATAGCCCACGAAGTCGCGGTAAAGCTGTGCCTCCTCCTTTGTCCATTTCTCCTTCCATACCGGCTCGCCGTTTTTGTCCACCGCCTTGATTATGGACACATGCACGCCTTTTGTCTTGGCAATGTTGGCCAGCACGGATGTCTTGCTGATGAGGTTTCCCACCATGATGAACCGTCCACGACCCACATCAAGTGCACCGAAGAGGGCCTCCTTTACCCAGTCCGTGAGGTCATGCACGCGCTTCTCGTTGCGACACAGTTCGTCGTCGTCGAGGTCGTCGATGACGATGTAGTCCGGACGCGCCTCGCGGTCTCGCAGTCCACGCGGTGACTGTCCCCGTCCGCAAGCAAGGAACTTCACGCCGTTTGCCGCCTTGAACTCTCCCTCCTGCCATGAGGCACTTCCTCGCTGGTTGCCGAAGTCGGCAATGATGCGCTGGTTGTGCTCCAGTTCCGCCTGTATGTCGCCCAGCAGCCGGACAGCACTGTCCTCGCTCTTTCCGACCACCACCATGAAACTGATAAGCCTCTTAGACTGGAACATGAGCCAGAGCGGCACGAAAATGTCCATGTGTGTGGATTTGGCGTGTCCGCGCGGCCATTGGAACACCGCCTTGAGGTTCGGTGTGGAGCGCACCCGCCGTGCCGCCTCGTTGTGGAACGGCGCGTTGTGTACGGTGCGTATCACCTCACCGGTGGTCTTGTCGCGCAGCGTGAGGAAGTGCGGGAAATAGTACTCGCAAAACGCGGCATAGTTAGACCGCAGCCGTGCGATACGCCTGTCACGGTCGGCGGGCGTTTCTTGAGCCAGTAGCGCGACGTCGGTGATAGATTGCACCCGCTTGCAGTGTTCTTTCCACTGCTCATAAGCCAGTTTCCTTTCTGTCTGTGTCGCCATGCTACTTTATTCCCATCTGTTCGGTGATGTACATATCCTGATACTTGTTGATGGCTTTGATGAGTTCCGGAGTCACGTCCGGGTCAATGGTGGAGCGGTACTCTATCCACTTGGAGAATGCCATGAACACCTCGATGGCATCGACCACGTTTGCCTTCTTGTCGAGTTTCTCGATGACCGATGACAGCTTGGCGAGCTTGTCGCCCAGTCCGGCGATGAGTGCCGGGTCGTTGGATTCATTGACCTGCGTGATGAGGGTGTCGATGGTCAGTAGCAGCTTGTTGACCAGCTCCGGACGTGTCACGCTCTTGGCTCCTCTTGCCTCCTTCCATCCTTCAGCGTTGCACCACTTGGAGATGGTCACACGCGAGACATCCACTTTCTCGGCAATCTCCTGCTGTTCCATGCCCGCCATGTACAGCGACTTGGCGAGTGATTTCTTTTTTTCTGTTTGCTGCCGCCTATTTTGGCGGCACTCGGAAGAGCCGGAGCGGGCTCCGCTCTCCTCTTGTTTGCTCAAAATGTCTGCTTTTGTCATATATGATAAAGTTAAACTGTTACACATAACAGGTGTTTACAACGCCTACATAAAGTCATTGTACATGCAAAATTCTCCTGTTTCAGGTGTCCCACCAAAAAATAGTGAAACCGTTTCATAGAACTGTGCAACCATTTCGTACATTTTTGGCGGTGAGCGGATTAGCCCGTAATATTGCAGTCGGAAAGCAGCGTTTCCGGGCTGCGCCTCAGCAATCGGAGCAAGCTCCATTGTAAATCGGCTTGCACCGGAATTGCACTGCGAAACGCAAAAATCAGAATAGAAAAATGAGCAAACGAGTACGCATTTCAAACGACAGCCTGAACAGCTACGGGACACGTGTGCTGACATCAGGCATGAACGTGGAGCAATATTGCCGGAATCCGGTACTGCTCTACATGCACGAGCGTGGCAACGTGATAGGCTACGTGAAGGATTTGAAGGTGGAGAACGACGAGGTGACAGGCGAACTGGTGTTTGACGAGGCGACGGAACTGAGCAAGCGTTGCAAAAAGCAGTTTGAGTTCGGTAGTCTGAAAATGGTCAGCGCGGGACTTGACATCATCGAAATGAGCGAGGACAGCGCATGCCTTGTCGCCGGGCAGACCAGCCCGACCATCACCAAAAGCAAGCTGTTCGAGGTTTCGGTAGTGGACATCGGTGCCAACGACGACGCTCTCGTGCTGAAAAAGGACGGCAAACAAATCACATTGGGCAGGGACGGCGAATGTCCCCTGCCGGAACTTAGTAATAACCATCAAAAAAAGAAAAACGAAATGGAAAACAAGACCATTGCCCTACAGCTGGGCTTGCCGGAGACGGCGACCGAAGCCGAGATAACAGCGAAGCTCGGCGAACTCAAAGCGGCCAAGGAAGAGAATGCGAAGCTCCAGAAGGAGAAGGACGCGCTGACCCTGACGAACATCACCTCACTCGTTGAGAAAGCCATCGACGAGAAGCGCATCGGCGCCGACAAGAAACAGCAGTTCATCGACCTCGGCAAGAAAATCGGCGCGGAGGAACTGGGAAACACATTCTCAGCCATGTCCCCTCAAATGAAACTCTCCACCGTCCTCGGACAGCACGGTACCGCCAAGACGGAAACGGCCACCTACAAGAAACTGAGCGAAGTCCCCGGCGACAAGCTGGCAGAGCTACGCGAACAACAGCCGGACGAGTATAAGCGACTGTACAAGGCCGAGTACGGCATGGAGTGTGAATATTAATATCAACCATTTAAAACAAGAAACAACAATGAACAGAATTGTAATGCTTTTGTCCGCAGTCCTTTTCAACTGCGTGACAGGTGGAATTTTGGCGGCCGCAGCCGGTGTATCTCCTACCGTCGGTATGCTTTGCATGAATGGCGTGGGTATCCTCACGGGCATGTCCGGCGAGGCAACGCCCGTGCTTCGTGCCGGCGTCTATACGGAGATATGGACCGGCGAGCTGGTGAAGGTACTGCGCAGCGGCCTTTCCGGATCGTGGCTGGACGGTGTGCCCGACCAGTCGAGTATCGTGAACAACGATGTCATCCACTTGGTGGATGTGGGCGTAGATCCGGACGTGCTCATCAATAACACGACCTACCCGATACCCTCGCAGGCGTTGGACGACAAGGATATCGCCATCTCTCTGGACAAGTTCCAGTCGAAAGTGACCCCAATCACCGACGACGAGCTGTACGCCATCAGCTACGACAAGATGGCGCGTGTGAAGGAAAGCCACGGCAACGCCATCAACGACGCGAAGTTCGCCAAGGCCGCCCATGCGCTATGCGCTGCCGAGAACACGAAAACGACCCCTGTGCTGAAGACCTCCGGCGAGGCAGACCCGGAAACGGGCCGCAAACGCCTTACCCCGAATGACCTCGTGGAGATGAAGCGTGCGCTTGACAAGCTGAAAGTACCTTCAGATAACCGCCGCTTGGTGTTGTGTCCCGACCACGTGAACGACCTGCTGCTCGTGGACCAGCGTTTCCGTGAGCAGTACAACATCGACCGCAACACCGGCAAGGTAGGCAACCTGTACGGCTTCCAGATATACGAGTACGGCAACAATCCCGTGTACACGACCGCCGGTAAGAAGAAGGCCGTGGGCGCTGCGGCAGATGACGGCGAGTTCCAGTGTTCTTTCGCCTTCTACACACCGCGTGTGTTCAAGGCCACCGGTTCGACGAAGATGTATTTCAGCGAGGCCCAGAAAGACCCGGAATACCAGCACAACAAGATAAACTTCCGCCACTACTTCATCTGCATGTTCAAGAAAGCAGATGCCGGCGTGGTGATGATGAGCGGTACCGGCAGCACGTCCGGAGGCACTTCGTCAGGTGGAACCACGGACGATGGAACCGGTAAATGATTGACCGATGGCAAAGCGTGAACTGAAATACTTAGTCATCCACTGCACGGCCACCCCGGAGGGTCGTGAGGTGTCGGCGGCGGACATCCGCCGCTGGCATACCGCTCCCATAAGCGAAGGCGGTCGTGGCTGGAAGCAGGTGGGCTATACCGACCTCATCCATCTGGACGGGACGGTGGAGCGGCTTGCGGCCAACAACGAGGACGCATGGGTGGACGACTGGGAAATAACCAACGGCGCGGCCGGTTACAACAGCGTGAGCCGCCACGTTGTGTACAGCGGCGGGTGCGCCAAGGACGGGAAGACGGCGAAGGACACACGGACGACCGCCCAACGGACGGCGCTGGAGAGCTATGTGAAGGACTTTCATGAACGCTTCCCGAAGGTAAGGATCATCGGGCACAACGAACTGGCAGCGAAAGCCTGTCCGAGCTTCGACGTGCGGAAGTGGCTGAAAGAATTAGGAATTATGAATTAAGAATTATGAATTGCGTGTGACATGGAAATCAGCGAAATCCTAAACGTCCTTCTCGGCGGCGGCCTTGTGGGCACGGTAGCGGCGATCGGTTCGCTACGCGCCACTGTCAGGAAAGCGAAAGCGGAAGCGTCGAAAGCGGAGGCCGACGCGGAGACGGTGCGTGTGGACAACGCCGACCATGCCACCCGCCTGTTGGTGGAAAACATTGTGAAACCCCTAAAAGACGAACTGAATGCGACAAGAAAGGATCTGCAGGCCACCAAACGCGAGATGGCGCGCCTGCGCAAGAGCATTGACAGTGCTAACGGTTGCAAGCATCGTGACGAGTGTCCTGTTCTGTACGGGTTGCGCGAGCAGCCGAAAGAGCGTGACGCAACGGGAAGAGACACAGACGGAACGTCTGGACAGCACCGTGCACGAGACAAGGCTGGTGACGACGGTTCCAATTCCGAAGTCGGAGGTGAGTCTGACATTGAGCGCGGACAGTCTGCTTGAGCTTCCGACAGGCGCTTCGTATCATGTGAAGAGCGGTCAGGCAAATCTCAACGTGAAAAAAGGCGCGGCGCCGGGCACCATCGTAGTGTATGCCTCGTGTGACAGTCTGCAGCAACTTGTGTACTACTACGAACAGTTGGCTGAGGAGTATAAGGCGAGCCTCGACCGGCAAGTGGAAGAAGTGAAGGAAGAGAAGAAACCACCCGATATGTGGTGGAATATATTGGCAGCATCAGCAACCGGACTGTTATCCGGTATAGTAATAACCCTCAAAATCAAGAAATGAAATGAATAAGAACTTCATGTACGGCATAGGAGCCGTAAAGTACAAAGGCTTCACTGTGGGGTATATCGAGAAAAACTCGTTTGACCTTGGCGGAGTGAAGCCAGAGGCCGCCAAGATAGAGGCGGAGCAAGTGCCCGGTACGCCGGTACTTGTCATTCCTCAGTCGAACGGCAGTATAGCCCCGGCGTTCAACGTCATCCAGCTGAACTATGCGAATCTGCACAAGCTGTTGGGCGGAGCACTGCACTATAAGGCAGGGGATACGGAAAAGAAGGAACCCATAGGCTGGAGTGCCCCAGCAGCCATCATACTGATGGAAGGTCCGTGGGAGCTTGCTCTCGTGTCTGGGCAGAGCGTTCTCATCCCCAACGGCACGCTGCTCTCAAACCTCGGCGGCAAGCTGACGCTGACAGAGACCTCCAAGATCGAGTGTACGCTTGAGGTAGTCATGCCGATAGAAGGCGGCCAGCCGTATGGCATCTTCAACACGGACAGCATTCCGGAAGAATGGAAAGAGTATAAGCTCCCGGTCGTGGAGACCGAAACGGCAGGTGAGACAGAGGGGACAGGTGACGTAACAGAATAGCCAAACATCATGGACGATAAAGTCATCAAGCAGATACAACGGGAGGGAGCCGACGCCCTGCTGGATGTCGGCGTGAGTGTGCCCCTGAAGGCAATCCGCATCCCATTCAGAAAAAATCCCGTGGAGCTGCGCGTGACCATGAAACGACCTTATTTGTCCGGGCAGATCAGATTTGCCCGGACATATTTGTCAATGGGAGTCACGAGCGAGCAGATGTGGAACATGGATAAAGAGGAGGAGATGACATTCATAGCCGAACACGGCGAGGAACTCAGCCGGATGATCGCTTATACGATATGCCGCGGCTGGTGGAGCCGCCATCTGCTGCTGTGGCCGACAGCGTGGTTTGTGCGGAACATGATGGAGGCATCCTACATCACGGGAGCCATCAAGCGTTTCGTGAGTCTGATGGGAACGGACCCTTTTATACCTATTATCAGATCAGCCGAGAAGACGAATCCGATGACGCTGAGACTGAGCCAAAAAAAGAAGGGGAGTTAAAGAGCCGTTATGAAGGCTCCCATAGCCCTTTCGGTTTTGTGTGGCAGATAGCAAATGCCACGGGATGGAGCGTGGACTACATCCTGAACGGTGTAAACTACCAGACACTGATAATGATGTTGAGTGACGCTCCGCGCTATGTGCCGACAGCAAGAAAAGAGAAGAGCGAAGAAGACGAAGCGCAAGCGATAGCAGGATTTTTTCAAAGTAAACTGAAATAAATGGAACCGGTACGAATAGAATTCCTCATGGTCGACAAGCTGAGTGCCAGACTCGACAAGGCCGTGAACAAGATGGAGGAGATGACAGGCAAGACAGCGCAAGCCAACAGGCAGATGCGGGAGATGGACAAGAGCAGCATGTCACTGCAGAAGACCGTGGGCCGGCTGGCTTCCGCCTTCGCCCTGAAAGAGCTTGTGTCGAAGATTGCCACAGTGCGCGGCGAGTATCAGCAGCTGGACGTGGCCTTCAAGACCATGCTCGGCAGCGCGGAACAAGCAGACGCCCTGATGCAGCAGCTGACGCGCACGGCCGCCACGACGCCGTTCGGTCTGGAAGACGTGGCTCAGGGCGCAAAGCAGCTGCTCGCCTATGGACTTGAAGCCGAGAAAGTGAACGATACCCTCATCCGTCTAGGCGATATCGCCGCCGGACTTTCAATGCCATTAAACGACCTTGTATATCTGTACGGCACCACGATGGCGCAGGGCCGTCTCTACACCCAAGACCTGAACCAGTTCACCGGGCGCGGCATCCCGATGATAAGCGAACTTGCCAAGCAATTCGGAGTCGCAGAGAGCAAGGTGAAGGAACTGGTGGAAGCGGGTAAGGTCGGCTTCCCCGAAGTGCAGAAGGTGATAGAGAGCCTGACGGACGAAGGCGACAAGTTCGGCGGCCTCATGGAAGCCCAAAGCAAGACCATCACCGGTCAGATCAGCAATATCGAGGACAACATATCGATGATGATGAACGAGCTGGGCCAACAGAGTGAAGGCATCATCAACATGACCCTGTCCGGCGTCTCCGACATGACAGAAAACTACGAGCGTTTCGGCCGCATGTTGTTAGGCCTCGTCGGAACATACGGTGTCTACAAGACCGCCGTGATGACGGTGACCGCCGCAAAAGGTTGGGCCACGGCTGCCGAAGCATTGCACTTCAACTGGCTACTGTTGGTAGAAAAGGCCCAAAAAATGCTCAACGCCACGATGCTTGCCAACCCATACGTGCTGGTCGCCACGGCTATAGCCGGAGTGGTTGCGGCAATGGTAAGTATGAAGACCGAAGCTGAACGTCTGAAGGAAGCGGAGGAAGCATACGAGGCGCAGAAACAGAAAGTCATCGAAGCGGAGGAGGAACACAAGCGCAAGATAGAGGAACTTTGCTCCATCGCCGGAGACGAGGCGATCAGCACGGACACTCGCCGCGAGGCATTGAACAGGCTGGAGCAAAAATACCCAGACATATTTGCCAAGTATGATACCGAATACGAGAAGCTGAAGAACATCAAGAAAATCAAAGAAGAGATAGCCCTGCTGGACGGTCAGAAATCCATCACAAACCCGGTGAACGAGCTGAAGCGTGTCGAGGATAGGATAAGGGAGCTGGAGCAGAAGAAGGCGACGAAAAGGACGAGCACAACCGACGCGGGTGACGGAAAAATAATCTCCGTGACCATGGGCGGCCTAAGCCAGGCTGAACAGGCCGAGCTGAGGAACCTTCAGACCAAGCGCAGCACCCTCTCTGCACAAGTCCGTAAGAATGGGGTAAACGCTTATTTCGAGAACCTGACCGGTGTCAGCAACGAAACGCTTGCGCAGCAGATACGAGTGCGTGAGACCCTTCTGGCTAAGATGAAGATGACGGAGAAGAACTACGGTCGGATAAGCAACGGAAGCCTTGCCGGAACGTACAGCCGTGACGAGCTGCAGTACCAGCTGAACAAACTACGCAGCGAGGAGAACCGTCGAAGCAAGCCAGTGGACTCAAGTTCGGACTGGGCCGCCGCAGCTAAGAAAAAATATCAGGAAACCCTGAAAGCCTATAACGACTTCATCAATAACACCGGCAACAAGCTAACACAGGAAGACTTTGAGAAGAAAGCGAAAGAGTTGAAAGACGCCGCAGACACAGCCAAAAAAGAATACGACAAAGTCAAGCCCGGTACGGATAAAGACGCCGAGACCGAAAAGAAGACATCCGAAAAGGCCGCACGAGAAGCCGAAAAGCGCAAACAGTTAGCCGAGAAATTAGGTCAGGAGCTGGCCGAGCAACTGCGCGAGAACGACGCTGTCGAGATAGACATCATGGATGACGGCACCGAGAAAAAGCTACACCAGATAGCCAACGACTATCAAGCAAGGAAGAACGAGATAGCCAAACAAGAATCAGACTGGAAACGCGATAACCAGAAAGCCGGGACGACAGACCTGAACGACAACGGCCTGACCGAAGAACAGCAAGCCGCCATCGACTCCGCCAACAGCTTGAACAAAGCCCGGACAGACAAGCTCCGTGAAGACCTGAAGAAAGAAGAGGAACAGGCCATGCGCGAGTATCTGTCGAAATACGGAGAGTATGAAGAGCAGAAACTCGCCATCACGCAGGACTATGAAACGAGGATAGCCGAGGCGTCGACCAAAGGAGAGAAGCAGACCCTCCAGAAAGAAATGGAGAAAGCGCTGTCGGATCTCGACACGGAAAAACTGAAAGACAGCATGGACTGGGAAGCCGTTTTCGGAGACCTCGACAAAGTGTCGACAGCAGGTCTGAAGAAGCTCCGTGAGCAGCTGAAAGAATATATCGCCACGCAGAAACACCTTGACCCCGAAAGCATGAAAGAGCTGGTGGAGGCCATCGGTGCCATCGAGGCGAAAGTGAACGAACGCAATCCCTTCGCCGCCCTAAGGACAACAATGGGAACCCTGTCTGACGCTACAGAAAAGCTGAGAGCCGCACAGGAAGCGTATAACGCAGCGCTGTCCAGCGGAACGGAAGAAGAGAAGAAGAACGCCGAGGCGACGCTGACATCAGCACGCAACGCAAAACGGAAAGCCTTAGCCGAAGCCACCGACGCATTGCAGAACACGGTCGGAAAGATGAAAGAATACGTAGGCGTGGCAGAAGATCTGACGGGACTTGTGGGGCAGTTGGGCATAGAGCCCCCGGAATGGCTGGACGGTTTCCTTAGCGGTACGGATCAGGTGCTCGACGGACTGGGCAGCATTAATCTGACGAATCCGATGAGCGTGGTGTCCGGCGGTATCAAAGCCCTGAGCGGAGCGGTGAAACAGGTGACGAGCCTTGGCGGCGCCATAAACTGGAACGGGAGCAACGGCAAGGACGTCGCGGCAACGATAGAGCGTCTGACAGAACGCAACGCCCTGCTTCAGACGGCGATAGAGGACCTGACGTCAGAAATCTCGTCGACGAAAGGCGCGGAAGCGATCCGCGTGTCGCGCAGAGCCATCGACATGCAGCGCGAGACGAACTCGAACTATCTCCAGATGGCCCAAACGCAAGCCGGCTATCACGGCAGCCACCACAGTTGGAACAAATACTGGGGTGGTTTCTCTGGTGAGCAGATCGGGCGTCTGAGCGGTCAAATTGGCCGCGAATGGGACGGAGATCTTTGGGGACTGAGTCCGGAAGAGATGAGTATGTTGCGTAGCAACGTGGACATGTGGGAGCAGATCCGCAACACAGGCAAAGGCGGCTACGGCCGAAGCGTAGCGGACAAGCTCGACGACTACATCGCCCAGGCGGGGAAGATGGAGGAGCTGCAGAACGCCCTCTACGAGAACCTGACGACGACAACGAAAGAGGACGTCTTTGACGGTTTTTTGGACTCACTGTACGCGCTTGCAGACGGTTCAGATGACGTGTTTGACGACATTGCCATGAACTGGCAGAAGATGGTGAACCGGATGGCGGTGAACAACCTCGTGGGTGCGAAGTTCCAAAAGAACTTAGAGAAATGGTATGAAGACTTGGCGAAGCTGAACGAGAGCCGCACCAACGGCGAGATCAGCGACGAGGAGTACCAGAGACGTCTGGAGAAGCTGCGCCGGGAATATGACGGTTTCGTGAGCGATGCGGAGGCGGACATAGAGGCCCTGCGCTCGGCAGGAATAATAGACAATCCGGAAGAGGCCGGCGGCACGAGTCAGAAAGGCAAGGCGGGCGGTTTTATGGCGATGACGCAGGACCAGGGGACGAAGTTGGAGGGTATGTTCACGAGCGGCTTGCAGCACTGGAGCAGCATGGACGAGAGGATGGAGGATGTGGCGGGGAAGATGAACTCGGCTGAGAACCATCTGGCGAAGATAGAGGAGAACACGGGTAAGAGCGCGGCGCATCTGGAAACGATAGCTGAGAACGTGGTAAAGATAATACGTGACGGACTAAAAGTGAAGTGACATGGACAAGATATTGAGCGGACTTGTGCTGATGAATGGCACGGACATTTGGACAGAATATGGTGTTTTTCTGGCGGAGGAGAAGCGCGGCGGTATGGACAACCTGACGGCGATACTGACGCCGAGCAAGACCAAAAGTGATGTTGCCGTGAACATACGGGAAGAGCATGGGGAGAAATACTCCAGAACGCTGACACCGAGGAACGAGCCGAGGGACTTGACGCTGTGCTTCGCGCTGTACAACAAGACGCAGGCGGGTTGGCTGAAGGCGTATTTTTCGTTCATCAACTTCCTGAAGGCGGGCAAGGGTGGATGGATAGACATCAGCCTGACTCAGCTTGACCTGACACTGCACGTGAAATATGCGGACAGTCCGAAGTTCACCCCACTGACCTATATCTGGAAGAAGGGTGTTCATGCGGGCCGTTTCAAGGTGAAGTTCAGGGAACCGGTGCCGGTGATATGAAGTGAAGAGTGAAGAATGAAGAGTGAAGAACGGGAATGACCTTATAACGATATTCGAAAATGGTTCTGACGATATACGACAAATACGGGCAAGTGAAAGCCGAGGTGGCTGCGGGCGACAGCAGTACCCAGCAGAAGGAGGTGGAAGGTGACAACGTCCTGACCCTCTCCTTCACGTACTATGAGCATATCGCTCTCGACGTGAACGACTATACGTACTTCGAGGGCGAGCGGTACTGGCTGATGGAAAAGTATGCTCCGGAAGAGAGGAACGAGGGCGAGTGGGTCTATGACGTAAAACTGTACGGCATAGAGAGCCTGATCAAACGTTTCCTTGTGCTGGAGACAACCGACGGCGACGCAGAACCCGTGTTCACCCTGACCGCTCCGGCGCGGGAGCATGTGGCCATGATAGTGAAGTGCATCAACGACGGCATGGACACGACAGACTGGAAAGTGGGTCAGGTGGACGGCATGGAGCTTATCACAATAGACTATGAGGGAAAATACTGCGACGAGGGCCTTAAAGAAGTGGCCGAGAAGGTTGGCGGACGGGCAGAATGGTGGGTGGACGGGCAGACGGTCAACGTGTGCCGCTGCGAGCACGGAGAGGAAATCACGTTGGGCTACGGCAAGGGACTGACAGGGCTGGACTGTGAGACAGGCAGCACGGCAAAATTTTACCCCCGCCTGTTTCCGATAGGCAGCAAGAGAAACATCGACCCGGAAAAATATGGGTACCGACGTCTGATGCTGCCCGGCGGGAGGAAATTTGTGGAGCTACACACGGAAGAATACGGTATCCACGACCACTATGAGAAAGACGCCTTCAGCGGAATATATCCACGCCGGACGGGCATGGTCAGCAGTGTGCGCAGCGTGGAGACGAAAGACGAGGAGGGTAAGAGCTTCACAATCTACTACTTCAAGGACGAGACACTGGACTTCGACCCCAACGACTATGAACTGGCCGGAGAGACGAAGCGCGTGTCGTTTGAGGACGGCGAGCTGTCGGGATTGGGTACCGGCGACGACCACTACTTTGAGGTGAACTATGACAGCAATACAAAGGAATTTGAAATCATCACCATCTGGCCGTACGACGATGACCGCCAACTGCCGGGCGGACAGCTGGTGCCGAAATTGGGTGACCACTACATATTGTGGAACGTGAGGATGCCGGACGAGTATTACCCGCTGGCAGAGGCAGAGCTGAAAGCGGCCGTGGACGACTATAACACGGAGCACTGGCGAGACATCAGCGTGTATAAAGGAGCGACGGACCATGTGTGGGTGGAAGAGACAGCGGCAGAACTGTATGTCGGCCGTCGCGTGCGTCTGGAAAGCGAGAAATATTTTCCGGAAACAGGTTACAGGTGCAGCCGTATCACGAAAATCACCCGTAAGGTGAACCTGCCGTCGCAGATGGACATAGAGATCAGCGACGCGCTGCAAGAGGGTACCTTAGACAAGGTGAACGACAGCATAGGCGCGCTGAAAAGCTATACGAAAACGAAGACCGAGAGCATAAGCATCCCGGACATAATCCGCACGGGCGACACGACACGGGCAACGGACAACAACCTGTATTCGGCACGTCGGAGTCAAAAAGAGTTCGTGAGCAAGAATATGCCGGACAGGGTACGCGGGCTGAAACGTTTTGTCGACGGAGTCGTGACGGGCGATGACGGCGCATACGGCATGGACAGCAAAGGTGACATCAAGGGAAAAAGGGCTGAGACGGAGACGGTGACGAACACGGGCGACATGAGCACGAAGAACCTGACGGTGACGGGCAAGCTGACGGTGTTTGAACTGGAGATAGAAAGAGCCCGGTCTGTGGGTGGTCTGCTGATAGTATCACCGGCAGACTTTCGTGTGGACGCAGTGGAGAAAACGGCAGACGGCTGGCGCTGCTACATGCTGGCAGAAGAAGAGACCGCCGGAGGTGAGCCGCGGAAGATCCGTCAGATGTGGCAACCGGGCGACCAAGCCTTCTGTCAGTCGGTGTCGCTGGACGACGGTGGCAGCGGTCTGCGCTACTATTGGCGTGCGGTGACGGCCGTGTCATGGGCGACCGTCGTGCGCGATGACGGAAAGGAATATCTGTATATCGAACTGTCAGAGAGCGACAGTGACCCGTCGTCGACCGACACTCCGACTGCGGGTGACAGCCTTGTGCTGTTGGGCAACCACGAGATATGGGACACCGGCGGCAACCTCGTCGCGGCAGCAGACGAGAGCCGTCAGGGGGCGGAGGTCATCTCGGCCTATCGGTCGATAGACCCGTATCTGGCAAACATGGCCCCGTATAAGGCGCAATATTGGGCAATCAACGACTACAACCTGACCGGACATCTGAAGACATACTTTGCCCGCGGAAAGAACCACATCGTGGGTGACATCGACATGACGACAGAGTCGACATTGAGCGGGAAATCACTCGGCGAGACTCTGGACGACATGAAGAAGACCATCGACGCGGCCAAAGCCCAAAGCGACCGTCAGATCATGATATGGTTTGGAGAGACGATGCCGACACTGGCGAACGAACCATACATACAATGGGGTGACGACGCGGAACGCAGCGAGCATATAGGCGACATATATTATAACCGGAGCAAGACGGACGAGACGGCTGGACACGCCTACGAGCTGAAACAGGACGAATACAGCGGAGAATACTATTGGGACGAGATAACGGACAGCGACGTGCTGTACTCTCTGGAACTGGCGTCGCGGGCATGCAAGGACGCGACAGAAGCCAAACAAGAGGCGACGGCAGCCATGAAGACAGTCAGGGAGATGTCGGCTGACAATCTGCTGACACCGGTCGAGCAACTGACATTGGGCAAAGAGTTCTGCAAACTCTACTATGAACGATATGGTAAGGGCGATGCGGCCGGTCTCGACCTTCAGGCCGATGCGGCCGGCACGGACAGGACTGCCTACGACACGGCCTTTGACGAGTTGGGGAAATATCTGAACAAGGGCGAGGCGTGGACCGGGCGAGAGGACGAATTCGGTAGTCTTATCCTGCCGTCGATGCTGACAAGTGGAGAGACAGAGGAAATCGACAGTAAGGCTTTTGACGACTTGTGGAACTGGCTCTATACTACCCGCACGGAGCTGATAAACAACATAGCGAACGGCCACATACGGTGTTTTGCAGACGTGCCCGAGCCACCATATAAAGAAGGAGACATCTGGGTAAACGCAACGTGGCCGATAGTCATACAGATGGGTGAGGAGTATATGTATGACAATGACAGTCTGGTGTGTGTCAAGAGGCGTTGGAAGGGAGAGAAGTTCGACATCAACGACTGGCGTCCGCAGCAAAAATATACGACCCGCGTAATAGCAAAGCAGATACAGCTGGAGGACAAGATAGCTTCGATGATCTGTGGTGAGAAAGACATGGACAGCATAGAGGCCCTGATAGAGGGAGCGGACGGCTGGCAAGGTCTGGTGGGCGGTCTGCTCAGTCTGGAAGGCTCGTTCAACACATACGTCGCAGGAATGAAAGAGACGATAAGTCTGCTGCAAAACGCGGTGACGGACAGTGAAGACAAGATCATGAACTATACGCGTGCGGGATTCGTGCAATATGTGACGGACGACGAGGGCGGTCTGAAGCTCTTCGCGACCTACGCTGACGCCGACGGGAACCCGGTAAACACAGCCGGGCTGAGTCTGAAAGCGAGTGCCGACGGAGCGACGCTCGGCATTGACGCCCACGACATCGTGTTCGGCGGTGACGAGACATACATAAACGGGCACTTAATGATCGACTCATCGGGAGGTGTGACTCTCGACGACCTGCGTGCGACACGTCTGAGCGCGGAGAGCGGTACGGTGGGAGGATTTGTGATAGACAGCAACCGACTGTTTTCGACGAAAGGCGAAAAATCCGACGGCAGCGAGGCGAACTATGATCCGGACAGCAACGACTGGGATGCCCATTTGTGTCTTGATGGTAACGATGGGTATATCACGATAACGGACAACAAATCGGTGTTGCGTCTGACGACGGACGACATCACGGCGACAATAAACACGGTGAGGAGCACGCCGGTAACGGAGATGACGCTGCTGAGCAACGGTATAGGAAGCGGGTATGAGTCGAGCAAGGAAATCGGCATAAACAATCAGTCGTGGTTCAGAGCCGGCGAGTCGTACGTGAGCCGTGTGTACGCCCGAATGAACATCGCCGTCGAGGATACGTCGGGCAACATAGGCTACGTGAGCCGTGTGGAGCTGTACACGGGTAACAGCACGAGCAACAGCGAGCGTGTGGGCGTGAGGATAGGTTTTGTGCGTCCGTCGACGGGGAGGCCCTACTTCACGATATCGGGTTATGAGCTGAACGGCGCGACGACGACAGCGGCGGAGCTGAGCCGGCGCTTCCAGCTGCGGGCATCGGTGGTGACAATGCCGACGGGCAGCAACCGCATAGAGCACCGCTATCTGGAAGTTAGTCTCGTGCCGACGAAAAAGACGCTGACCGGCACATTCATAACAAAGGCGACGTATGAGACATGCCGCGAAGACATAGCAGAGTATGCCGGTGACCCATATAAAGACTTGAAGAACCACATACGATTGGAACGGACGTACCTGATAACGGCGAAAAGCGGAGCAAAGACGACGTCGGTGATAAGCACGAAGGGATTTCACTACTATTTTGACGACAGTGACTATAACTCGCAGATGACATTCTCGCAGAAGACGACGAACATCAACAACAACGGCAACGGAGTGCGTTTCGGCAGTGACGGAACGGTGACGGGCCTGTACAAGAACTACGACTATCCGTTTGACGGCGGGTTCTTCGTGAAGTATGACGTTGCCGCCGGCAATCAGTGGATCAGTTCGTCGGTGAACACGGTGTACGTGTACGGAAGCGTTCAGGCCATACCAGTCTACTGGTTGCCGGACGGCCCTCAGATAAAGCCGGGGCACAAGATATTCTTCAAGAAAAACACCGGAAACAGGATAAAGGTAGCCGCACATGCGACGATATGCCCGCAGGGAATGGCCTATACGACCGGAAGCACGGAGATTGAGCTGGACACCAACGCAAGAATATTCGTCTGGACGGGGAGCCTGTGGTTTATGATATAATTAATAAAGACATAAAGATATGAGAGTGGATTTTTCGAAGATTGAGATTGCCGGCATAGACGGCCGGCCGGTGACGGTGGACATGAGCAGGAAACTGGGCAACGCCCTGTATTATGGTTCGAAAGACTATGCACTGAGTAATCTCGGCGCGCGGATATACACGGAAAAGGAGATAGAGGTGTGTCCGGAGGAGGCTGAAGTGATAAGGCGGGTGGCGCATGAGTTGTGTCCCTGGGTGGTGAGCAGGGCTATCGACGGGCTGTTTGGTGCAATGGAATAAAATGACATATATATGCTTCCAAACATACGAATCAAAATACGGCAGGGCGAGATGGACGCCAACGGACGCTACAAGAATGCTGCGGTGCATCTGATAACGGTCGATGGCGGCGGGAGTCTTTCGGCACTGTGCCGTGCGTGGCCTAAATATCTGGACTCGATGATAATGCACTCGTTGACACATATCCGCGACACGGTGCGAAGCTGTTACGGCAGTGGCCGCTGGTTGCCGAACAAACCGTGGATTGATAATGACAGATGGAGAGACAGGTGAACCTTATGAGCTGAATTATAAATTATAAAGATCATGATTGAGAATATGACAGAAAGCTGGGCGGGACATACCGGTCAGGAGGTTGAGGACTTTATCAAGGGACAGCTCACGGCGGCAATAGCCGGATCACGTGACAAAATCGGCTGGATAGACTATACAGCTGGGCGCGTGACTTTCTATGACGAGCAGGGCGGAACGGCGTTGGGCGGCTTCTCGCTGA